TACTCTTTGTGCTTCATCAATAATAATCAACACGCGTTTGTCTTTAATTTTTTCTAAGATTTGTAAAAGATCTGTTCTATCATAAGACAATACTTTTTTGCGCTGACCTTTTACTTTGGTGTAGTTTCCTTCACGAATTTTTTCATAGTTCAATACCATTACTTGGCTGTCATCTTGCTCATAAAGTATATGACGATTACGTCTTGTTAATTTGTCAGTAACCCTAGTTACTGACAGATATGTCATCCTGCGGAATTCTTGTTCCCAGTCATGCTGTTTTATTTTTTTACAGAACACCAGTACAAGATCAATATCACCGGCATCAAATAATTTTTGGCTAGTTAAACAACTAAGCAACGTTTTACCAGCTCCGGTATCCCATTGAACCAATACTCTTGGACTAACAGAATGCATCTGTTCCCATACGTAATTTAACCCAACATGTTGGAAGGGAAACAGCTGATTATCTTTTAAGAATGGGCTTCTTACTTCATAAGGATTATTAGCACAAGCCAGCAATGCGTTGTAGCGATTTTGTGTTTCATCGTCTTCAAACTCAAGGCTTATGCCGTGTTCTTTAATGGTTGCATCGAATTTTGCAATGTAGTCACGATTGCGTAAAGTGCCCAGCGGGTCCCAATCAAATAGTTTTTTGATGTCATTGTTGAGAGTGCTGTAGCGTAGCACTCCATTGAGTTGCACGCTCCTTTGAACAAACACCATATTCTTACTCATGGCACTAAGCCTAGCAGGTGTTTACAAAGAAATCAAATTGTTATGTAAGAAACTGGTATACCTGATGCTACTTGATAAACACTGAATCTTGCTGGATACAATTCATGGTTTAGCATAAACATTGGTTTGCGCTCGATAGGAGTGCGTGCAGAAGATTCATTGGTTTTGCTATTGCCAATATAATTAATATCAAGATTTGCATAATAAGCATTCTGTTTGTAATGAGGAACAATGCTTAAACCACAAACAAATACATTTGGATCAAGAGAAGTCATGCGCACTTGTATTCCACTAGCTGATAAACCTGATGCTGGAACCGTACTAATCAAACCATTTGGATCGTTAATGCCAGTGGTAATAGGGTACCAACCACTGGTATCAGTGATGCTGGTACCACTTACGTTGGTAAATTCGTAACGTATTGGGTGATAGAATGGAGACAACATGCTTACATAATAATTTTCGCCACTGATATTTGAGTTTGTTTGAGCAATTTTAGCAGAAAAATTAACATAATTGCCATTAGAAAATCCAGGAACTTCTACGTTAATCCATGTGTTAATAGGTAAAGTTCCACCATTGAACTGTTTGTTTGCTAGCTCCGTAGTGGTGCCATTGGCATCTGTACCCAGCAAACTAAACCGATAGGTTCCATTACTGGTATTGGGAAACAACACTCTGGATACTGCACTGATTCGCATGTTACTACGATCTGATGGGCTAGTCCATGTTGACGTTGGCGAATTAAATGCGCCCAATTGATATAAATTAAATGGTGTTGTACCGCTAATAACTAATTGAATTGTATTTGTTGGTATTCCACTGGCTGTATAATTAGTTCCACTAAGAGTGGTGATGTTTGAACTTGATCCAGAGTTGTTAAACACAGTGGTGTTTCCACTGACAACAGTGTTTGGAATAGCAACTCCAGTAATTGGGTTGACAAACTGTGTGTACAAAGTAACACTACCGCTAACAGTTGATATGCCAGATGAGTTGCCAGATACTTGTGCATTAGTAAGAAAATAATAACTAACGCTTTGTTTAACTGCATTATAATTTGCAAACCCAACCACACCATATGGAGCACTACCAAATTGTACCGTCCAATTTTGAGTACCGCTAGCGCTATAAATTCCAGGGATAGTAAAATTATAAGCGGCGGATATGCTGCCACCACTAACATTTATGCCACTGGCCATACCGCTATTACCACTAGCAGTCCAATTTACTAAAGTTCCTGATAGAGTTGTGCCCCCAAGACCGGACCAGGTTGTTGTGCCATTCAAATAGTTGGCATCAAGATAGTTGATTACATTATTGCTAGCTGCATACTTACCTGTTTGAATGTATGATGTGCCAGAACCAGGAATTACCGAAGATACTGTGCTACTTCCAAGCTTAGAAATGGTCGGTAGTGATGTTGGGGACCCAATTGATCCTGTAACTGTAACATTTTTAGTTACAAGATTTGTGGTGTCATTCATCAGCACTTGGCTATCTGTTAAAAAACTTTGCCAGTCTGTTGTAAGCGCCCCAATGTTAAAACTTTTGAATGTATCAATGGTCGAAAACCATGGAGTAGTAGCAGTTTCATCTGGATTTAAAAGAATATAATTGTAACCGTCTCCACCTGCAGAGAATTGGTTGTTATTATTGCTAGAAATTAAATTGCTAATGATTGGTTTTAAATCATCGTATGTATTTTTTTCATAAAAAGCAGAAACATTGTATAAACCAGCATAGTAAGCTTGATGCCAATTGTGCTTTACAGTAATCTGAGAATAATTGTGAGTACCAACATTGGGGAAACGTCGTTGCAAAAATTGCGTGTAACTTTGACCGTTATATTGACCGTTACTATCAATTAATTTATAGCTCATGCTTGGATCAATAATGTATGAGGCACTAGATACTGATGGTGATGATGTTGTGCTGGTGCCAATAGATGGCCATGATGAATTTAAATTGCTGCTGTTGCTTGCAACACCAAATAACGTTGATGCACTGGTTTGGTAATTAGGTGCTTGATTGTTATTAGATGTTAAATAATAATAATTATCGCTAGCGCCATCAATAATATTATTTTCAAGATCAGCATAGTATTGTTCTACATAGTATGGAAATACATTAATATCTCTATTGATGTAATCATATTGCATATCATATGGTTCAGAAGCAAGTTGAGTAAATTCAAGCTTGATATAAGTAGATGTTATATTTGGTAAAGTGTATAGGCCCTTGTGCATAGTGAAATCACGTTGTATTGGAGTCCAAGTATAACCAGATGGGTCATTATTATTGGCAAAACCAGTATAAGTAGTGTAATACATATTGAATTTGCATCCACTATAAATAGGATCTAAATAAAGTTTATTAATAACAGATGCATTCATAGTGTTAGAACCTGATACACCTGTTTGAATATAAAAGCTTACAACGGCATCACCAACTGGTTGTGGTGCAGACTTCCAGTAGTTATTACCACTGGTTGTAAATGCATTGGTTCCGGAAAAAACAACTTGATTGTATTGTTCAATAAAACCAAATTTGTTTTGCACAATAAATGGTGTTGCAGTACCACTAATTGGCACATCATTTGATGATTGTATATTTAGTTTTAAACTAAGATTTCTAATGCCAACGCTGTAAGGAATGCTCTGTAAGGTGTTGCTTAATGAACTTGGTTGCTGTACTAATTTATTTCTACTAATAACAACTTGTATAAAGTTTTTTTCAGTATCTGATTGAATGGTTAATGTTTGATCAGAAACATATTTGATATTAACCCAGTCAGTTGTAGTATAAATATCATTTCCACCAGCAATGCTAAATGTTGCATTTGGATCTAATATGTTGCCATCATAATCTAACAATTGAACATAACAAGGTACATTTAAAATGTTAAAATTAATTGTATTAAAGTACGTTGTATTTGCAACATAATACTTTAATGTAACAGATGAACCATTAACATTATTGCCATAATCAGCAGAGGAAATCCATTGTGTTTGTTGCTGTTGTGTAAGTGATAATGTATTATTAGAATTATTAATAATAGATAAATTTGGATCAGCATAAGCATTTTGATTGATATTATTAAGAGTGTCTACTACACCTGTGTGAGCATAAATTTGATTGTATACCAATCCATTTTGTGTCAATGGTGGATTATACCCTTGTGTTACGTAGTCTTTAGATGGATCAGTATTCCTTGGAAGAATAGACATTATTGTGCACCATACAATGTAGAAGTTACTTGAATAGATGGGTTAGCAATGCTATTATACGGTACACCAGTGTTATCAGAGCTATTAACATTGATAATGTTGCCAGTAACATCAATAGATATTTCTTGTGTTTGCAAGTGAGAAAAATAAGGAGCAACGTTCTTTTGATTGCTTTGCAGCCAATATCGTGTGCTTGAACCTGGTTGTACTATTGTTGGTGAGCTAATTTGTGTTGGCGTAACTGTTGGTTGCATATAAAAATATTGTGAAACTCCCGATGATACAGCATATGTTACTGGGACATTTGTAAGATTATACACAGGTTTTCCAAAGCTAATGATCATGTGCTCTGGTACCATTTTGTTTATTGAAGAAAGAATATTCATAGCTTTACTTTGATCCCATTTGAAAAAAGCAGATGAAGGGTTGTCTAAAATAGGTATGAGAACCACTTCTAAGTCTGAAGGCACCGTTGCACGACCCAGGTTGGGTGTTCTCCAACTTTCTGTTACATAAAATTTTATTTGTGTCATTGCCTGGCACAACATGGTTATTGACCATAAGTTTGCACCATTTTGAAATGACTCAGCTGCACTCAACAAACGTTCGCGATAGGTAGAATCTTTATGAATTATTTCTTCCCATTGAGTCATACTCAATTGATCAATAAATGGGTTAGTAGAAAAACTATAAATTTCAGGAGATGTTCTTTTAATATTAAGAATCATACCAAGTATGTTATCTAGGTTGCTGTACTCTATACGTTCTTGGCCTAGCCGTGCGGCTGTTTGTATATTATACAATTGTCCAGTTCCACTATTTCCTAACAGGATTTTCATTAAAGTATTAATGTTGGTATTTTCATTAAACTCATAGACATTATCAGGAAAGTTGCTTACTTTTTGAGCAAAAGTAGAGTGCAAATTAATGGGAGCAATATTTCCAGCCATTAGAAGTTACTAGATCCCTTGTAAGTGTAAACAATATTATACAATACAGGCAATTGATTGCTTGCAAGATTAAAATCTTTTGTTTGTGTTGTAAGAATGGTTCCATCAATAGCAGTTGTATTAATGCTATTTACTCTTACATTTGAAACACCACCTGCTGAAAGAACTTGCGTTGCAACATTAGAAAATGAAATCATTGAATTGTACCCAACATTTGAAAAGTATTGAGTTATTTGGTTGCTAATATCAGATTGAGCAGTGGCTATGCTTGTGCCTTGTGAAAGAACAAGTGTTAAGTTAATTATCATTGGAACAAATGTAGCTTGGTGTACAAGGGCGTTAACACCGATTGGCCTGCTCTGTTGTGTTAAACTATCGACTTGAACAACATCGCTGTTATAACCATGATTGTATGTTACCCATGACAAAGCAGTTGGGAATGCAGGCCAGCCCGATGGAGTTGCGGCATTATCGAATGCAATGCCGTTCATTGAAAGAATGCTATTACTAGAGTCAGTAACATCATACAAAGGATATGCCAATGTTTTACCACTGATTACAACCCCAGTTGCAGCAGTATAAGTTCCAGTAACGTTGTTATTAAGAGTGATGCCACTAGATGATACTGATTTAATATAAAACGGCGAACCGCTTGTAGCAACACTATTTGCTAACGCCATTCCTGGATATAAAAGCCCACTGGCACCAATAACTGGAATAAAAGTGGTAGAAACGTTTGTCATACCTGAAACAATTGCACCGGTAAATGTAGTATATGCAGTGCCGCTTGGACTCAAATATGGATTGAGGGCAATAGGATAATAGTAACCGCTACCAGTGGTATTGTTATAAACGTAAATTGTATCAGCTACACCACTGTTTGATGCATTAAGTTGAGAAGGAAAATTATTAAGTGGTTGTTGATCAAATGGTATATAAACATCGCCGGAAATAGATGTTATCAATGCTGCGCTAACACCACTGGCAACAATATAATTAGACAAATTAAGATAGGAGGGAGCGTTTGCTCCGCCGCTCAATGTAAATAATGGGTTGTATACACTTTGTTCTTGCACAATTACTGATGAGGTTCCATCAATAAATACATCAACGTAATTACCGCTTGCAATAGTTGTAGACCTACTAGCAGCTGGGCAATATTCTGAGATCATTTCGATGTTATTACCGATGAACAAACTAGGATTATTTGTTCCATTTGCTATATTTAATTTTAATTGCGGTGTTAAATTGCTTGGGTAATAATAATCAATATTATTTGAATAGGTAATTTGGCTGCTGGTATTAAGATTAGATCCTATTAGTTCATTGCCTTGTGGAAATAAAAAACCACTGGTTTGTACATTGTTATTAATATAAGACAGGGTCCCACTAATACCAAGATCTGGGTTGTTGCTTTGGACCCATTCATAGTAGTTAACGCCACTAACAGTTTGGCCAGTAACAGTAACTGTTGGAATAGAACTAAATGTTGTGCCGCTACCAATCATCAAACGGTATGGACTTGGGTTACTAAAACTAATATTAAATCCAGCAGATACTGTTCCTGTAGTTGTTATAGAGCTAACAACAATATTATATCCTGGGGCTTGACCGGAGATCAATGTATTGAGGCCACTGGTTACAGCACTGCCAGTTGATGTATATGAGAACCCACTGCTAGCAACAACTGTTGAAGTTGTGTAACCACTATTTGTTATTAAGTTGGTCATACCACTGTATGCAACAAGATTAAAATAAAAGTTACCGCTTCCACCACTAATCGTTGCTTGCACTTGTGATTGTTCATCCCAATAATTTTGTTGACCAATGGCATTTGCTCTGCCAACATTATTATCTTGCAATGCAGTAACAACATACTTGCCAAATGTACCAGTAGTATTGTTAAATGCTGTGTTGGTCCAACGGTTTCTAAAAGCAGCATCGCTTTCTGGATCTGCACCACCAGTAAAGGCAGCGGCATTAATTACTCTATTAACACCAACAATTGAATTTACCATGGTAGTAATTGCGCCTGCAGCAACGTTACCAACAGTTCCTGGTAGTGTGGCAACCACTGGCACATCAACAGATAAACCACCAGGTTGAATGATTGCTGCTTCAAGCGTAGAAAAGTAAACAGCAGTGGTGATGTTGTTACTTGTATTGATTGGTACAGCAACTTGAGTACCAATCGGTATCAAAGAAATAACAGAAGAAGAACCACTTGTATAAAAGGTAACGGTGCCAGAAGCTCTTTTACCAAGCTGTCGATAAACACCAAATAAATTACAAAAAGTATCTAGGTCTTGACCATACTGTGTATTAACATCATAGCTGTATGTTTGCAAAACGGTATTATTGCTTGCGTTAGCAATCTCTGTTGCTACTGATTCTAGGATTTTATAAGTAGCACTGCCAACTGTTACGTCCCAAGTTGGATCGTAAACTGACAGTGCTGCTTGCAGCCTAGCTAGTACTCCTGATGTATCAGCCATGTTGTACGCTAACTCCGTTATTATTAATAGATAATGTTAAATTGATAGTGCTATTGTCAAGAGTAGTCAATGCAATATTACAAATTATAGATGTAGCTTGTACATCAGTTTTAATTGATATAATGCTTTGTATAAGTTCACTCTTGTTCCAGTTGCCTAGTGTAGCAGAAGTTTGGGCATTTTTCAAGGATAAGATCTGTTGCCCCTGGTACAATTGAAGCACTCTAAACACTTCATTTTCTACCGTTCCAGTGCCAACAACATTTTGTGTCTGGCCTATATAGCTGTTTAAAAGACTACCGAACCCAGGGCTGGTCCAACCGGTCCCTATAGGCTCTTCTAGCCACCTCTGAAGGTCTTGTACAAGCTTGGCATTCCCCGTAGCAAATTGAATTTTACCGCCATTCAGCTGTATATCTCTATTGCTTACTGATATAGTCTTCATAGTATCTTAGGCAAAATAAAGGCCATAGTACACTATACCTGGGCTACAGTCATAGTCCAAGATGGAATTTCTGGACCATATGGTGGCATAGAAGAGGCTGGCGCGTAACCATTGGCTGCCGCAGGTTGTGCGGCTACGTAAATGTTGTTTGGAGTATCCACGGCCCACATTAATTGTATGTAATCCCCTGCATTCATTTGTTGAACAAAGTTCCAGCTGGGCAGTGAATATGGTGATTTAGCATAAATGCTTATTTCTCCACCAGTATATGGCACATCAATACCATTTTGTCTTACCCAAATGTTGGCATTATAGGTTGCAGTACCACCTATATTAATAATTGCAAGCTGAGCAGTAAACTGAAAGTTATATATACCCTGTGCTGCGGCAGTAATTTGCGATCCTGAAACTAATGTAAAATTATTTTCTCCTACAGTTGTATTGAATGTTACAACGTATGGTGTTCCAGATGCAACAGCAATTTGATTAGTTGTATCATACCAACTACCCCAATTGGGTTGGATTAAGCCTGTACTATCAATAGTTTGGTATTCTGGATCGTAAGTACCACCATATAAATATAACCTATATCTTGTGGTGCGTTTTTCTACCCACCAAACTTGATTGATTTTTATTTGATTGTATGCTACGCCGGGTGGTAAAGCTTGCAAATCAATTTCAATTTGAAAGCCTTTCATGTCTATAGCCTTGCAAAAATAATCTTTACTGGCATTAGCAGCTGCGCTCTGTGGATAAAGAACAGGTTCAGTAATAATAATTACTCTGCGCACCCCATCATTGGGATTGAATGAACTGTTGTTTAACGCCATACGTAATCGTATCCATAATCTAAAATATTACCATTCTTTTTTGGTGCAGTAAATACTGCTTGCGTGGTAAAACCGCCTGAACGACTGCCCTGGTGCGTTACTGCTGTGCAGTAGAATTGATAATGATCTGTGCTGCCTGCTTCATTGTCAATATGCATTGATACCCTCATTCCTGGATATAATTCTGGCATAAATGTAAGGTTAATAGTGCTGGCAAATTGATTGGCCCATTGATTCATAAAACCATACAAACCATACATATATTCCATGCTATGGCTTTTAATCATATTTTGTGATTGCACCATTGGACGCAAACCATACCTTTGAAGAAAACTTAAAGCATTAACTGTAGTATTGGTTGAATTGCTCAATCCGCCAAACATTATGTTCATAGTAGAGCCGTCTTCTATACTGATAATGCCGTTGCTTGTCAAATAGTTTGATATGGCGCCAGTAGAATTATTCAAACTAGTATCTCCAACAACGCCATAGTGAGTAACCAATTGATTGTCATCATGGTAAATTTGAAAGTCAACAATTTCTACTGGGCTAATTTCAAGACATGGATCAGTGCCAAATATTCCATAAAAATCAGAGAACCAACCTACAAAATCACCATTGGGAGCACTCATATAATTTCTTAGACCAGCACCCATAATCTGCTGGAAATCAGCCATGACGTTGTTGTCAAGCAAAAAGGCTCTTGGAGTTCCTACAAGAGCGCTTGCTATTGGATTTATTACAGGAGGGCCCAACAAGTTGTTAAAACTACTATTAATATTTAAAAGAGCACTGCTAGGGTTGTTTGGATCAACGCTGCTAGAGTTGTTTGAAGACGATACACCCCAACCAGGATGTAGTGTTAGTGGGCGGCGTGCACCCATGTATTGCATTTTATATTTAGTGTTGTTATTAAGTATACCACCACCTTTGAGAGTCTTCCAATTAATTGAACGATCAATGCTAAGAGGCATGCCTGTACCATTGGCTGATATGATTGCACCTTTACCCGTTTTAGCATCAAAACTTTCAAGGCACATTGAAACGTGCCCTGGTTGCTTTTCTGAATTATTATAAGTATTCCAAAAGATCAAATCACCAGCTTGTGGAGGTGTGTTGTTGCCTAAGAATGCTCCGTGCGTAGCATTGTCACTAGACTTTCCTGCACCCCACTGAGTGGTGGTAACACCACCAATACTAATACCAATTTGTTTATAACACCATTGTGTAAAGCCACTACAGTCAAATGAACCTTTTTTGCTACCGTTACCTGGTGTTTCACGATAGTGGGGGCCACTGCTGTCTTGGCTGTATATAGCACCGACTTGAGCTTGTGCTGCAGTAAGCAATCTATCTTTTGCGCTGGTTAATATAGCATTATTATTAGTAGTTGTTACACCAAGAGCGCTTTTAATTTGATCTGTAGTTTGATTGGATGTAATGTTTATTGGACCAGCATTTTTTACCTCGGTGCTAGACCAACTTATAAAGATTGGAGCAGTTGGAATAAATGATGGCGCATTACCAACAACAACTTTTGTTGGATCATCATCAGTTGCTTTGCCATTTAAATAGGCTACCACGGCAGGATGCACTTGAATATAATTAGCATTGGCAATGTCTGTAATGATTACAGCTTTATTTTTAACAGTTACATTGGGTTTTTGTAGTACACCAGTTGCTCTAAGAGCAATGCTTTTATTTGTACTGTAATTTGTTAGTGTTAAAAAACGACCAGTATTATCATTGTTTACATAATTATGTTTAATCCAATTTTTAGCATAATCAATTTTTTTTTGATCAGTATATGTAGAATATACAAATGGCAAATTGCACCAATAAATATCCTTGGTAACAGCATCGCCATTAATAGGATTCATTGGGTTATCCCCAGGTGTATTAAAATCTCTTTGGTTTTGATTGGCCTGCCAAGTGTTAAAACTTATGCCATTACTAGCGGAATTTGTTCGATTGTAATCTGCATATGAGTATGTGTGTTTAGTCAACGGTGTTGTATAAAACGCTTGAGCATTTAATACTGTAAACTTTGTACCGGCTGGAGCGCCACTTTGAGTTACGCTGTGTGTATTGGTAGAGTTAAGACCACCTGTTACGTTGCTTTTGCCATTGATGTATGAGTTGGCACCAATGGCTGATATAAGGTTGTTAATAACATTTTGATCTAATCTACCTGTTGATGCTGATATTTGTGATGTATAAGCTTGACTTGCATACTCTATAAATTTAAAAGGTATCGATTGGATGTGAATATTGTTTTGATTCCATCCACAAACATCAACTAACAAATTTATTATCATCTGAGCAACACCACCATCGTTAAGAGTGGCATCAGAGCTCTGAGCAACAGTGTCTGAGTTGTTCATCAACAGCTGTTGAAATGCACTCAACTGGTCATCCCAATAGGTAGTTTGCAATATGCGCAGTGTACAGTCAGCAGCAATATTAATAGGCGTTGGTACAAGCGTTTCAATAGGAGCAAAGGTAATATATCCAGTAAACACTTGAATCCAACTTGTTCTTTTTAAAAAGACCGTAACGCGATCCATAGTATTAATTTTACGATTGTATTTACGACCAGGATTGGCCAACACCATGTTCATTTGGCTAACAGCATTCATCTGCCTTGTAATGGTAAAATCAATGATATCTTGAGATACATCAACTATGCCATTTCTAGTATAGATGCTGCAAGCAACATCGGGTGAATATGCAAAGGTTCCTGATTGATTAAAACTCATCGTGTAATACCGTTAATTTGAGGAATGCTTGCAACCAATGGGCCGAGCCTGATCCAACTGTCACCATATGCTTGTTGAGTGGCTGCAGTTGGTGCATAGGTATAATTTTGTTGCATAACAGTTGATGGAGTGTTGCTATTGTTCTTTGTCAAGATGTTCATATGGTAATTGGTATAAAAAACGTTTTTAAATTTAACATATTGTTTTTCTGCGCTCTGTATCCATCCACTATATTGTAGTGTTGATAGAGTATTCTTGCTACTGTTTAACGGACTAATCATTGGATTGTATATGGGAGAGTTGCTATCATTGTTATAATAAATTAATTGCATTGGAGTTGGTATGCCAGCAGAATTAATAGTAGAATGGTGGTGATTCTTGATAGCATCTTGCAATCTATTCATTTTACCAAAGCCGTCGCTTGGATCAAGGTCTTCATACCCTTGTTTTAATGTATTCGAATTATCATAATCCCCAGTGCCCACAATTGGCCATAGTGCTACAAAGTCTATAAACATTTCAGCACGACGAATTGGTATCCAATTCATACCAGCATGCGTTTGCTGTGCACTAAATTGATTGTTAGAAGCTGTGCGAATGCTCTGTATCCACAGATCATAAGTAACAGGCTTGCTGCCATTGTAAAGAGTTATTGCTGCGTTCCCAGCCATGATTGCCAATCTGGATTGTTATCCGTATTTATTTGATGAATCATTCCCATACTTCCACTGAATGCAAAGCCATTAAATACAACATCTTGTTTGCCAGCGTAAAGAATGGGGCCAGACACTTTGCAATTAGCAGTGTATAGTTGTTGTTTGTTATCCATATCTATCTACCCTTATTATTGTTGTGTTTGAAATTGATTTATAAAAGTTTTAATATCACTAAATTGTAAGTTAAGATCAAGGGTAGACAATCCAAGCCAAACTGGATTAAAACCAATGCCACCTGCAATTTTATTTAGTGCTGTGCTCATAGCGGCTGATGTTAATGCGCTTACCGATGCATTTGAAAGGTCCTGATCCAATTCAAATGACATTGAATAAGGATATGTAATTGTTGTGATGTCCCAACCAATTTGCATCTGTTCTAGCCAAACATTAAACAATAAATTTTGGCTGGGAACGCTTAGTGTCATGCTGGATTTGGTTGTATTCTGAGTGTCTTGTAGCTTTTTAAAAGTTTCATACAAATTAACAACGTTTTCACGGTTGCCAGCTTGGCCTTGCAATGACATCATGGTGGCTCGAGCAGACAACATTTGAGTGACACGACCACCAATAGTGTCATAGCTTTGCGTGTTAACTTGATAGGACCAATTCAAACTATCAATATTAAATGGAAAATTATAAACTTTTTCTGGGCTGGAAGTTTTATCAATAAACGAAGCAACTGTTGTTAATGGTTTATTCATTTGATTGGTCATGGAGTAACACCTCTAGGAATGTTATGAGTGACCGGAGTTTGCCCATTGGTATTGGTTGTGAGTGCCAGACCGACTAACTGTGCTAATCTGTGTGAGTTGACGTTTGCAAAACTTATTGTAGTGGTTGTACTATTGTTACCACCACCACCGCTATTACTAGACCCTCCACTGCCAGTGTGGCCAGTACCATTATAGATTCTAGAATTTAAATTTTGTATTGCAGCGCTAACAGTACTACCGCTACCGCCACTACCACTTTCGCTAAAGTTGTTCATTACTGCGGCCCGACCAGTGGCACCAGCGCTAACAGGACTACCGCTACCACCATTGTGTCCGCCACTACTGTGTCCGCCACTACCGCTACCGCCACTACCACTTTCGCTAAAGTTGTTCATTACTGCGGCCCGACCAGTGGGGACGAGGCCGCCACTACTGTGTCCGCCACTACCGCTATGGGTAGGATTGTGTTGTGGGCCGCCTGCATGAAAGATTCTAATTGTGTCTGCGCGTTTACTATCGCCACCACTATTTTTATACTGTTGAATCAAAAGCCATACATAGTCAACAGCACCCTGTTGATCAGTTACTTGAGTAATGCCAAAGCCTGGTAGAACTTGCATCAAGATATAGGCCTTTTGTTTAAGTTGATCTATACTTTTTATAGTACGAAAATCAATGCCTACAGTCTGTGAAATCCTGTCAAGTAAAAGGCCAGTGTACAGGTTAAGGTATTGCTTGCCACCCATTTTGCCTGTGATGCTATACAAATCAGTCATTTGAACACCAAGCGCAGTAGCAACAATGCTAAGGCCAAATGGGCTGTTCATAGCTTCAATGCCAGTAAATTGCTCGCGACCAGCAATTGCATCCTTGGCTAAACCGCTGGCTGTTGTGCCGAGATATGCAGCAGCACTGCTGCTCAGACCAATGCTACCGCCAGTTACCATGTTGCTGGTAGCCACTTGAGTAGCATAGCTAGCATTGTAAAAGCTAGATCCATTGCCAGCTTGTCTAACTGCGGAAATGGTATTTGCAGCGGCCTGTTGCGAAACACCAGCACCTGTTGTGGCACCAATTATGCTACCAATTTGCCCTTGACTAAGGCCAAGAGTGGTTTGCATGTTCTGGGCAATACTTTGATATTGATTTAATCCAGCGCCGCGATAACCAATTCCAATGCCTTGCATCTGGGCTTGCATAGCATTCTGTGTACTATAAAATGGGTTAAGACCAAATAATGACTTTGTGTTGGCTTGCAAGGCCAAGCCTGCAGATTGTCCATAGTCAACAGTGCCCATTGCGCCACCATACTGTTGGCCAATGCCAGTGTATTGTCTGGCAAGAGCTGCCAATTGAGTGGCTCCTTGATAGCCAGCAAATGCTTGAGCAGCAGGGGTATTACGAAAATTAGCAAGTCTTTGAAAGGGTTTCGATAAAGCTCGATTCATTGCGCTGTATGCCTTGGTAAGGTCATTATTTGGATCTTCTAGATGCTTTTTCCAGATTTCTTCTGTAGCTATAGGAGCACCTTCTCCCATGTCTGCCATGTACTCGTTTTCTGCTACTTTAGCTTTCATTGTGTCAATAGCGGTAGCAACGCTTGATAGCCTTGGAATCTTTCTATTTAAAAAGCTAGCAAATGGCTTGAGGAGTGTTGCGTTTCCCCACCTACTTATTGAGTCTTTAGCAAAATTTGCTGCTATTCGTGGATTTTCAGTTGGTGTCTCTCGTTCAAGTTTGCCATCTAAATTTGGGAATTTTTTAATTATTGCTTCATAATATGCATCAACTGGGGCGGGTTTAGCTTTTTCTTCTGTTTTTTCTGGGGGTTTACTCGCTCTAATTACAGGCGGTAAGCTTGGTTCTTCGTCGTCTTCGTCTGACGTTCTACGCCTGCCGCCTGGGGCGCCTGGGGCGCCTCCAAACGCACGGATATTATTTTCAGTCACTTCTTGTGCTAGTTTTTCTAGCTTACTCTTTTCTTTTTCTTCTTTGTCTTCTATTTCTTTTTTACCACCAAAAATTGATTTAAACCTATTTGCAGTTTCACCTTCAGCAACTGCTTTGGCAGCAATTCGGTCAGTTGCACCAATAATAAAATCTTTTTCTTCTTGTTGAGCAGATTGTTTTGGTTGGTTGGCAGCTAGCTGCTGTTGATATTGTTGAATTTGATCTGCAGCATTTCCACCGCCACCGCCAAAGCCGCCTCCACCAGCAATGCTTGCTGTATTAATTAATCTTGCAGCATCTTGAATGTTTCCACCCATCCTGCTAACGCTGGTAAGCATTTCACGAATGGCTTGCAGGTTGTTTGTTAGAGCAGCTTGGTTGCTTTCATTGATACTTGCAATGAGTTCAAGCATTTTTTTCATGTCTCCAACAAGCTCAACATTGTCTTCAAAGAATGTTTTTATTTTGCTTGCTCTAGTAACGGTGCTATCCATAGCATCATTAAGAGTTTGAAAGTCTTGAACCATTTCTTTTACAATGCGTGCACTATTGTTAAGTGAACTTTCAAAGTTGCTATTATCACCTGTAATATTAAATGGTACCTCTGCCATTGTTATTCACCAATCTCATCGATATTGATACCGTTAAACAAATTTATAAAACTCATTGATTGTTCTGAGCTTTCTTCATTTTGATAACCGTTCTTCTCTTGGTTTAATTGTTTTTCAACATCAGCAAAGATGTTCATAAGCTCACGAGCTTCTTCAACGCTTTCAGGAGCAACCCACGTTATGCCATTGTTGCCACTGGAGACATCTTCTTCTTTTTGTTTTAAGTATTCTTGATACATAGAAGGATTGTTAATAAAAAGATCGCGTTCAAAAGCAGATTCTTCAGCTTCAATTTCTTTCTTTTGTTTGCGATACATAACTGCAAGAAGCATTTGTTCTTGTACTGAATTAAGATCAAGTTGGCTTAATATTCCGCGTGCAAACGCAATTTCAGTTTTGCCAACTATGTAGGGATCTACTTCCCATCTTTTGGGATATCGGATTCCTGCTCGTCTTCAAACACACTAGTTGGGGCTACTCTTGGTATAATCCCCAATTCTCCAAGCACGATGACAACTGTATCTTCAAGCTTTTGAATTTCTTCATACAGCAGTTCTACGACGATGTCATACCAGTTGCTGGTAACATAATCATACTTTTGCTGCAATGAATTGATACTCTTGTTGGATGATACCAATTCTCTACCATCAACACTGACTAGACCGGCTGCAACGACGGCTGACTTCCAAGCACGGTTGAAGCCTACGCTATCAACATATGGCTTGGTAATAAGACTAACATCAATCTTTTCATTGATGGTCAAGGTCCTGATTACAAACTTGTGAAATGGAATCTGAGTTACTTCTCTTTGAAGATAACCTAGAAACAATAGACCTTCGAACTCATCTTTCCACTCTTCTGGAAAGGTGTCAACGTTCTGGGTAACCTCTTCAGGTTCAAAGTTTATAATTTTCTTGCTCATATTACCTCTGGTCTAGGGTGCTGTATACCCATTATACAGCACCTACCTCTTTGATGCTAGTTCTTGTTCAAAACTCTGACGTATGGCTTCTTGACACGACGGCTGCGCACTTCAACAGCAGCAAACCACTGGTTGGTGCTTGTTCCACTAGCAGCAGCTGTCAATACAGTACCAAATACGTTGTTAGCAAGAGCGCTACCAGTTACAACGCCAGCAGCACTGACGCTTGTAGCTGTTGGGTTGACTGTACGGGCAACGCCAAGGTTGGCACCAGTACCACTACCAACTGCTACGGTAGATCCAACAGCAGTACCGCTAGGAACGGCAACGTTAGGGTGAGTGCCTTCAATCATAACCCAACCAAAGTTACCAGCTGGAATGTTTACAAGCGAAATACCGGCAAAGGCACCCTGCTTGGTTCCAACCGTTGTTACGTTGGTGCCAAGTGTGCTGGGCAAGCTGGTGTTAGAACTAATTGCATATGAAGTTCCAAGGCCATCTGCGTTAACTTGATATGATGTGGCACCGCTTGGGGTAACGTAACGATTGTTTTCATCAAGCCATACTGTTGACCAACCACCGGAAATAGCTACGTTGGTTCCGTTGTAGACCAGTGAGTAGCGGTTACCCTCTGGGCCAACCAATGTTTGATTGCTAGCAGTTCCACTCAAAGTAGAATTGGGTGTACCAATGCCGGTACCGGTACCTTGGGTACCACCGGCATCGTAACCTTGTGCACCAAATCCAGCAAGGCTAAAGGATGACAGGCTAGTTCCAACTGTGGTGAGCAAATTAAACCAGCTGACTCCACTGGCAACAGCTTGTGTGTTAAGACCACTAGAAACCTGTGCAGGAACAAAGGTACCACTGCTGGTAGTCAATGAAGCATTGCCAGTGTTGTCCAGGTTAACGCTAACAACTTTAACGATGTTTTGGCGGGCGCCTAGCGAGATCTTTCCAAATGTTTCGGCATCAACAACGTATTGAAGGCCAGGGAGCATCTTGCGGTGATCAGGAAGAATAGCCTGACCAACTCCGGGTTGAAGCTGAATGATAAATGAGCGAGCAGCCATTTTTTTATACCTTTCCTTAGAGGAGTTCTTTTCTAGAGCGGTACATTAGTGTGACCGCTTTGGGAATTGTCATTGTATTGATTTGAATGCTTTCATCAATAGTTACATTGGTTACTACACAGCCCTGGTAAACAATCTTACGCTGTGTACCATCTGGTTTATTGATGACCTTTACACAAGTAACTTCACCTTGTGCCAGCTGTGCTTTAAAAACATCAAGCAAGTCACTGGCAGTAGCAAAGTTTCCACCCAATTGAGCCCAGACTTCTGCATCCCATTGTTCCAAGAACTGAATTTCTAGGTAACCATTGCTCAAAGCGATTGGCAAAGCAATCTCAATAGGATATGGTGCATCTAGAGGTTGAATTGGTGTAGGGTTAGCAACTGGTGAAGGAGCGCGTTCAGTAATGATCTGAGCATAAATTAAAGGTTGACCATTGTAAATAAATGCGGTGTACCCACCACCTACACGAAAAGTTGAGGTTGCCATTTGTTCTCCTAGTAGACTACAAAGTTGCTCTGAGCATTACCGTAAACGACTTGACCAGTCTGGGTGTTAAGACTCAGAGAAGCCTGGATGTAGTTAATCGGGTAAGTCGGTGCATATTGGAATGTGATGCTAACGGTTGTTGGCGTAGCTGGGTTGAGTGTAAGATTCAGATTTTGGTAACTCTGGATTAGACCCTTGCTCAATGCGTTGGTAAGAGTAGCTTGAACTGTTGCGATTACAGCAGCAGATGTATTCTTTGTCAAAGGTCCACCAACAAGGTAACTGTTAACAAGATCACTACGAACCAACTGAGCAAGTCGGTCACCAATTGCATTGATTGAAATCTCTTGAGTTAGCCAAGTACTTGTGTTGGTGGTAAGACCTTGTAGTACCCAGAAATAACCATCAGATTTTTTACGTACAACCATAATGCCATATGGCAAATAGCTTGTTGCAGCATCATTGAGACTGATTTGATTGGGAATATCATTGAAACCGTAAACTTGCTTGTTGGTAATCGGGGTGCTTACATCAGGTTGTTGACCAACAAAAGTTCCAGCAACAGCAGCAGCAAGGTAATAGCCAGGAATATTAAATGTAACATTGCTCAAACCAGTAGAAGTATTCAAACCTGGGTTGTAATTAAGAACTGCTGGGAATGCAAGGCTAATGCGTGAGCTATTAAATCCGCTGGCCAATGTTTGAATGCCAGTAACAGTGATGAATGTACTTGTACCATCAACGCCAAGGAAACCACGTTGGTAATTGCCAGCATTCTGTTGAACTGTAAAGTAGTTGGCAATACCGCTAGCAACAGTACCACTAGCAGATGCTGTTGTAAGCTGTCCAGTTGCTGAGTTGTTCAAACCATTCAATGGAACAACAACATTCGTTGAAGTATTTGACAAAAAGATTTGGCTGCTACCACTAGTAGAAACATTAAAAGTATTGACCCAGTCAGATGTTGTGGCAACTCCAGAGTTTGAAGTTGCCAATCTAGCAACAGGAACGATTGTAACTGTACTAGCACCATTTTGGAATGCAAGTTGTGAAGCAAGCACAGCAGGATTAAGAATAGAAGTGCCACTTACAGCAGTACCAATAGCACTAACAACTGAATTTTGATTGTAGTAGGTGCCATAAGCGCCCCAATAGTGACCATATTGGATGTTGACGTTACCACTTGGCAATGCAGATACACTGGCACTAACGCCGCTGGTAGTAAGATAGCTTATACCGCTAGCAGTGCTGATGTTAAAGTTAACACCATAAGTACCAGTTACTGAGGTTGTCCCACTAACCCAAGTTACAGAAAAACCACTGTAGGAAGTGTAAGCACCTGTGCTGCTAAGGTTAACCATTGGAACGGTCAATTGACCCAAAGTAATACCACTGGTAGCAACTGGCACTGTAAAGGTGTCTGTTTGTATGCCAAGCGTTGGCTGGTCAGCCACGATTGCAATTCTTAGATCTGTCGGGCTTACAGTGGTCAGAGCCGATGTGCTCTGAGTTACGTATACGCCCGGCACTTGATAATTAGAAGTAGCCATATGTTCTCCTTCACTGCTTTGTACAACAAAGCGTGTGTTTTACAGTGTTCTTTTGATAGATATTTGATTAACCTTATTGCGCCGGGATCTTGGCCGGAATATAAGTAGTACCGCTGGTAGTAATAGTAGTAATATTTGGCACTTGGTAATCGTATTTTGTAGTGTAAAAATCACCAATACAATTGATACGAACACTAGCTTCATAAGTAATATCATCAGGACTCCAAGGAGTACCTGAAGTGATGCTGTCTCCCAATGTAATATATGTATCTGGTAAGATAGTCAACCCTACCAGGCTGTTATTAAGAATGCTGTTATAAAATGCAGCGCTAGCTGGGCTGCCAGCACCCATAAGCAGTAAGTTAGTTAAACTATCCCAAAGACGATCACGTTCTTCACTGTGCATGGCCATGATCTGGAGGTCAATGCTTCCTTCAAAGTAGCCTGTCCGATCGCTTGTATGCGCAGGATAGTTTACACCACTAATTGTAATGCCACCAGAGTATGAAGTGAAATTATCTGGTTGCAGGCCACTCCATTGTACCTTGCTGGGTCTAAATTGTACTAATATAACTGGCCATTGGATTAATTCTAGTGGGTATTCAATAGTAATACTATTTGGAGTAAGGTCCAGGCTGCTATCAGACGGATAAGATGATAGTTGTGCAAACCCAGCATCCAGCGCTTCTACAATGGCAGTCTTTACAGCGGTAATAAACATTAGTTAATCAATCCGCCTGTGTTCCCTGCAAGAATAATATTTATACTATCCTTTAAACTAGTCTGCTGTAGGATCTTTATTAAATCGTCGGGTTTTAATGTTTTTTCCCATTCACTAATGCTACGATCAATTGAACTATAAATAAATGATTGTGCAGGTATAGCTGCTTTAACCCACATGGGTTTACCATCATAAATTTGACCGTTATCAGATGCTCTTGAAACAATAGGAATTTTTCCAATTGAATTTGTTGCAACCTTTCTAAAGGCAATGGTCCCATCCGGTTCGCGAATTGGAATGACTTTGCCAGTCAAGTTAATCATTGGTTTGGCGCCGCTGCCCTCATCAAGATTTATCAAGTATGCTACATTATCTGGTATTTCAACTGCAATCATCCCCGTTTGTCCTGCTGGGATTATAGAGTTTACTGCTTTGCCCGTTCTCTTTGGTGCTGTTAATTTAATCATTTCAACAGCACGGCGTGAAATCTGTTGTGTTACTATAGCTGGCATTGGAATCATATTATCGGCACATTATAATAGGGGTGACTAGTTGGTAAATTTTCAATTGTTGTATATTGATTAATGATCTTTGTAGTGTTATAACTGATGCCAGGGCCAGTTCTAATCGTACTTACATTAACAGTGGACACTTCAAAGCGATCGCCGGTAGCAATTGGGTTGTCACCACTCCATGAATTAACTCTTACAACCAGGTCATTAACACGAATTTCTGGATACCACATAAATTGTACTGTTGGATTGTCACGCCAAAACTGACCGGTGCTAAGGTTCGAACGAACTTGCGGCGTGTCAGCAGCTAACATGTACAAGTGGTAACAAGTTGGTTTAAAACCACCAGTAAAAGTTGTACCATAGCAGTTGGTGCAAAAACTGTTACCCGATTGTCGGTATACCTTGCTAACACGATTTTGAATGTTGCTATCTGGGCTTTTTGGGTTAGGACTGTCCTGGCATTGTTGACAATAAGTTACTAGCCCAAGTGCTGCATCTTCTGCACGCCAGATCTGTCGTACAATAACTTCTTCACCAAACCATTGCAATGCTTCACTATGAAAACGTTGTTGATCAATTTCAGCCCAGATTTCACGTTGTTTTACTACAAGCAATGGACTGCTATTTTGATAAGAAAGATCTCCTTCTGATACTGGTGTTTCTGGGTTTGGGTTGATTCCGCTCATTCTTCACCTTCACCTTGGAGTCTAGCTCTTTCTGCAGCATTAAGATTGTAAAAAACAACATGTGCTCTGTGTGCTGCTAAACAATCGTTACAAGCAGATTCATTATTCTTTAAATGCCTTTGATAACCAGCATTGGTACCGTGAGCTGCTTGTTGAAATGGCTGTACTCCTCGAGATCTATTTCTTTGAGTCTGATACGTATTAACGGCATCTAGACATAAAGCGCAAGCGGCCTCACCATTTTTTAGATGAATGTCGTAACCATTTTTAGTATTGCACTGAAGACGAATTACCGTTGGGTTACTACGAGGTTTTTGAGGGCGGCCCATTGCATAGCGTAATTTCCAATCCACACTATGCGCCTCCCATATTGACTGCTGCATATTGAAAGTGCGGTCGAGCAGGGTTAACGAACATACGTGGGATAAGGCCACCAGCAACCAACATGCTTCGTTTGGATCCAACCATAAACCAACGTTTCATTTGACGCAGTTGTTTGTCAGCTATTTCCTTTTCAAACAAATATAGATTCCACCAACGATTATAATAATCGCGACGGTCCATCCAAGCAGCATTCATACCCTGAGGCATTGGTTGTTCAATGTAGTTACGCGCTATGTGCTTGAGAAAATTAGCGTAAGTTTGGCTAACTAAAATTCCCGTCCAATTGGTAGGAAATTGAACGGTGGCATTGACTCCAACTTCATAAGCTGGATTGAATACCGGTTGAAATTCATAATTAATATAATCAATGGCTTCTGTGCTCATGATCATAGCAACTTCTTCGTACAAAATAAAACCACTTTGATTGAGTTCCTGGAGGTACGGGCCTCCAGCTGTACTATCAAAACTTTTGTCAATACGGTGAACAATTCCTGTTACAAGTTGACGCTCTTCATAACTTAATGCACTCCAATATGGCATCTGGTCAGTTACAACAAAACTATCAGTATAGATTCGTGGGCTTCCGCTGATTGTGTAATTCCAAGTGGCTGAGTAGTTGCCTGTTACAGCAGTTTGACTTGAGTTAAATGTGTATTGAAAGGTTCCGGTACCTTCAGGAGTTGCATAAGTTCCGCTTGGTAAAATAATAGTATTGTTATCTGTATTAACAACTGAAAGAGTTACGTTTGGAATGCTAGAACCACTAACCATTATATAATCAGGGTTGGCAAGTGAACCCAATGAATATGTCATGATACCAATGGGTTCTACAGCATATTGTGGGAAAGGACGCACTCTCATATAATTTAATTTACATTCCTAGGTCTTTGATTTTTTAAATAACGAATGATTACAATGCCACTACCACCATTGCCGGGAAGAGTTGTTGAAGGCGTTGACCAACCAGTAGAACCTCCACCTCCACCACCTGTATTTGCTGTTCCACTTGTTGCGTTGCCAGTTCCAGCACCTGGGTTTCCGCTACCTCCACCGCCAGTCCCGCCAGTGCCGCCAGTGCCATTGTTGGATCCGCCTCCACCACCTCCACCAATATTACCTATTGCTGTGCCAGTAGATTTAAGCCATGCTGCATAAGCACTAGTGCCAGCACCACCGTTACCACCATTAGTACCACCACCGTTTGACCCTACCGCTCCAGCGCCTCCACCACCTCCACCAGTGTTGTTAGTTGTTTTAATTCCAGCACCACCGTTGTAACCTGCACTGCCAGTGCCGCCAGCACCATTAGTGGTGTACGATGCACCTCCGCCACCATTGCCACCACTTCCACCAGCAGGCCCTAAACTATTAGTACCATCATTTCCACCATGGCCACCACCGGCTGCAAGATATGAAACAATAACACCGGAAAATGGATCTTGAAAAAATTGACTGGGATTACCAGAATTTGTTGTTGTAGTGTTTGCTGTTCCTCCAGCGCCAACTGATACTTTATAGTTGCCAGGGGATAGTATTACAGAGCTTTGAAAAGAAACTTGACCAGCACCGCCTCCACCACCTCCAAAACCTGTGTGAGCGTTAGAACCACCGCCACCACCACCACCTGCTACCAATAAAATATCAGCGATAAGTTCACCGCCAGTAATGTTTAGAGCAAATTGATTGGTTTGTACAGCTGTATAAGCACGATAATAGTATGTACTGTCACTAGTAATAGTTGTAACAGCGCCACTTACCACTGGCCTAATGGTTTTAGCAACAACACCAGCAATTGCCATTAGTAAATGTCTCCAAAGACCACCCAATTATTAAGACTTGTTTGAATGGCTGTAGCTACAGAATATTGTCCATTCAATATTGGAACAGCAGCCGTACTGCCTTTAGATACTATTGTTACACCGGCAGCGCCACTAATAACACAAGTTGATGCTGGCACAACAATTTCTAAAAAGGTAATTTGAGTACCAACTGAATAAAGATCTTTTGCAATAGTTAATGTTGTAGTGCCGGTACCCGATATGGTAACAATTTGGTTTGCATCAGCAGCAACTGTTGTATAACTAGAAGCAGTAATAACGTTGATTGGCGGATAGGCTACAATGCTTGCAGGTATTGATCCACTACCTACAACTTGTGAACCGCTAATGTTAACACCAGTGGGAAAAGTACTTGTAAATTGTCCACTAGTAGTACTGGTACTTACAAACAATTGACCACCGGATGCTGGCACTGAAAAGTCTCCATTGGTAATCATGTTAGAAAGACCAAAGTCACTGATCAATGGACCAGCTACCCATGGAGTATTTGGAGCACCACTGCTGGCCACTGTTCCTTCGCTGCCACGACCACTAACCGTTATAACACCAGCAGTAATACCAGTCACATAAACAATTTCACCGCTAGCAGTAGCTCCGTTGTATCCCGGATTCAATACAATTGGCCAATATGTACCGTTAGGAATATTGTTTGGAAACCCAATGCCAGTAAATGTGGTCTGAGAGTTGTTGTAGCCACTAAGCGTGCCGTAAGTAAAATTATATCTGGTGCGAGTTGACATTAGACTCCTAGAGCCTTCCATGTTTCTGGTCCAACGATTCCGTCAACAGTAATTTTTGCTTGCTTTTGAAAGTTGCGAACTGCAGCATCGGTAGCTGGTCCAAAGATTCCGTCAACGTAGATTTTTAGGGTTTGTTGCAATAGAACTACAGCACTACCGGTTGAACCCTGTTGGATAGTGGTGTGAGCGACAACAACACTTGGCTTAGGAACACTGTTGTTAGGCACTGCACCGGGAAGCTTTGGATTATTTGTGGCTGTGTTAAAACGCAGATAAGTTTGTGGCTTGCGACCATCTTGGCTTACACGAACGTAGCTGGGATCACTTTCTTGGCCATGACTTACGGTAAGTGGATCTTTACCGTCATTCTCCACAATGATAGCAACATGCTCACCAGTTCCAGGACCATAAACAATTAGGTCTCCTGGCTGGGCTTCTGCTAGGGTGATCTTTGTACCGTGAGCTAGCAGAGTGCCAGTGTAGCCGTAGTGGTTATAGTTGCTCGAATTTGGGTCAGGTGCTCCAGCCAAAAAATAGCAAAGAGTGGCAAACCCCGAACAATCTGTGGTAAATGGCAAAACACTAGTCAATGGAAAAGGGCGAACTTCCTTGTAATGGATCTGTGGCTTATTGGCTACTCCCCATTTGGCCCAGGCAACAATGGCGGCGCGTGCATCTTGTGACATAATAAATCTCCTTATTAACTAGGGTAAAATCAAGTGGGTACTACATCTTCGCCCGTTGGCCAGTCTGGCTCGGTAAAGTCGACTGGGGTTGTAATGCTAGGTTCATTAAAATCATTAGGGGTAGTTATGCCAGGTTCGTTATAGTCACTTGGTGGTAGATCATTTTCATTAGTAAACTCACCCGTAATATCAACGTTGTTTGTGATTGTTTCACTGACGCTAACCAGTGTATGGGTTTCTGTGGCTCTTTCAGTAGTAAGGATATAAAATGGTCTAGTAGCTATGTTTTTTCCTACTGCAACCATGGTAGCTATGGCACGTCTGAATGACGTTCTACGCCTGCTAGTAGATATACTATAGTTTACAGTTACAATACCGCGTCGACCACGATTAACTTTACGGGTTACAACTGCTTGAACCGGTTGTGTTACGATTGCTTTACGACCACGGTTTACCCTACGGTTTATAGATAATGATTCTACCAATAAAGTCCTGGCTAATTTTATTATAGTTTTAACACGATTAATAAATACATTTGTGTTTTGAATAGATTGTGCTGATCTTTTACGGGATACCGCCCGAGTGACCCGAGAGCCCCCTATTTGGACGATTTTAGCCAGCAAAAGTATTTGACTTCCCCCGCGCCGACCCAGCGACCTTCCCGTCGATACGGCTTTAGCGGCCCTTGAACGTCTGACGATTCTGACAGCCCTTGAAGCGCCAATTTGGACAACCTGAGCAAATCTGGAATGACTGGCGATTCTGACAGCCCTCAAAGCGCCAATTTGGACAGCCTGAGCGACCCTGGAGTGACCCACCGTTTTGAGAGCGCTTGAAGTCAGAACTTGAACCGCCGAAGCGAACCTCGAGCAAGCCACCGTTTTGAGAGCACTTGAAGCGAGCACCTGGACAGCCTGAGCAAATCGAACCCACGCCACGACTTTAATAGCAATAGCAACAGATGTTTGAATAAATTGAGCTATTCGATTTCTTTGTACAGTTTTAGTATCTTTTGAAAGGTTTTCAGCAGTAGTAGTAGAAATTTTTGGTACATTGCGATTAGATGGTACCAAAGTCCATATACCACCATTTGGTGAACCGCCACTAGAGTTATTTATAGTACCATATAAATTAATAGGTGTATAGGAACCGCTAGTAGCGTAACCGGCCATCATCATATACATTGATCCACCAAATCCCCCTGATACAACTGTTATGGGAGAAACGCTAGTTCCTGATGGAGTTGAGTCACCCAGTGTTAAACCGCCAAAGTTGCTACTGGTGGGACTACCCGATGGGAATAAACCCGTTATTCCAGATGTCAAAGTATTTGGAGAATAATTAATAAAACTGTATCCATTAACAGCAAAACTAGTAGATGGATAATTTGCTAGGGTGCATCCAGAAAATCCCGTTGACCCTCTGCTGGTATAGTTAAAAGCGATCCCACCACTTTGAGTATAAACAACTGCATATCCAGAAGCTAAGGCTCCTGTAACTGTTGAAGTTGTGGGTATTACAAACGTATTAGTATTACTTGTTGGTATATTTACACCAGTGGCTGCTACTTGCGTAAAAGACCCTCCTTGACCGCTTGCAGCTTGGAATACACCAATCCATGGTTGTTGAGATGCTGGATAAGATGTCATTATTGGACAAGCTGCCCAGTTGTTTAATCCAAGGGCACCGGCTTGTTGTGCGCCACCGTAGGAAGATGCACTCTGTTCAATAACTTGACCTTCTAATACAAGAGTACCATCCGAACCAGTACCACTAAACGTACTAGCAAATGTAGTGGGGCTATAAGCAAACATTGGAACATTGTTAGGAATTATTGAGGAGAGCGATGCTACAACATATGTTCCTGGTTGTACAATGTTTGCAGAAAATGCATTGCCGCCAAGCGTTAGTGTTGTACCATTCCCCGACCAGGTTGCATTTTGGTAAGCACCAGTCCATTGGCCAACCCAGCCAGCTGATGTGGAATCAATAATACCACCAGCGGTTGTATAGCGTGATTTAACTGAATTGGCGGCTGTGCTTGGCGCAGCAGTACCTTTTATTTCCATTGCAGTTGCTAAAATGGATGAAGTAAAACCACTTCCATTTCCCCATACAAAAATTAATTTGTTTAAATTGCTTGAATTTGATGATATATAACTAGCATAAATAGGTAGTGTATTAGTACCGGCACCAGTATTACCATCATCTAGTAAATATAAAGGTATCGGTGTTCCAGTGTTATTTACTAGAGTATAGGCATTGGCAGTGGCTGAAAAGTTAGCACCTAAACTTAAAGAAAGAGTAGCAACTCCAGTTCCACTATTGTATGCATTGACTACAGCACCACTTTTAATACTTGGTCCACCAATCCAAGTTCCACTTGGAACGGTTAGACCAGTTCCTATTTTTAATAGCGAACTACCACTTGTACCACTTGTTGCAGTGGTAGTTTGAGTGGTTCCAAGAGTTACTGAGTTGGCAAACACTCCTCCCCAATTTGAATTAAAAGCAAATGCTAAATAGCTATTTGCTGCAGGAGCAGAAGTAAAAGTAAATGTTTCTACCCATTGAGTATTATAAGATGATGCATACGCACGTGCGGTACCAGTAAATGATGCAGATTGTATTATGGTTATCGCCATATGGCGTACCTATTATCCTGCGTTAGGAGCAAATTGCCAAGTTGGAGTTACAGTGATACTGTCACCGCTAGCAACCGTTACAGCATTAAGATCGCTAAATGGAGCGTACCAAATTACAGTTGGGTTAGTACTATTTCCTGTACCACTGGATGTCACAGCTGCAGTACCGCTGTTGGATATAAAGATACCATATGCTGTACCAGTAGCTGTTGCGCTAAAGGTATAACCACTATTGGTAGTGGTAGTTTGACCGCTTACAGTACCACTTACAGTAAAGCTAGCACCGATTGGCGCTGTCCAATAGGTTGCACCAGATGGGATGAATTGACGTGAATACCCAGTAAAGTTAGCTTCTTGGATGAAATACGCACTGCTATTGGCAACACCATTGAGTGTTACGTTGGGAGTACCACTAGCTTGAATAGTGCTCCATGGAGTAGAGAACAATCCCATGTATGTACCACTGGGCAACGGGTTGGTGCCACGTGGGAAAATATTAAGAATGTAGTCTAGACCTTCATTGGGGAAAAGATAGTTAGAGTTGAAAGCTGCCATTATTGCTCCTATATAAACTGTAGGCTAATTTTGAATTGTAAAGCATCACCAGCATTTAATAAGACACCACCGTCAAAACTAGACTTTAAAAACATGGTACCATTTGCAGTATTATTCCCACCTACTATGCGAGTTGTAGAGGGTATTACACTGCTACTGATGGGGCTGCCATTGGTTGCACGAATAACTGTCCATTGAGAAGATCCATTTCCAGTGACAACAGTCATTACTTCATTGAGCACTTGTACATCAAATGGAAAAATGCTTGGAAAATTATTGTAACCACTGACATTTACCGTTGTTACCACAGGATTGAGCTGAGTTGCAAGTGTACCATCAGCTGTGCTAGACTGAACTGTAAAAACACCAAGGTTAGTAATATTATTAGTACCACTGCTAGTAAGCTTAGCAGTAAGCAATAGAGTATCTCCGCTGGTAGTAGTTGTAGTAACTGTCTTTGACAGCGCTATCCTACTATCCAAAGGATTGCTAACGGTTTGATCGGTAGCAAGAGCAGATGAACTACCAGTTCCCCACTGTATGTAATTTGGGTAAGCAGAATTGTATCCACTACCCAACACAGTAGATACTAAATTATTCCTTACTGAACTGGTCAATACTGTCGTTGTCATTGTCAGCCTTTGATAAAACAACGGTACCCAGGATTTCCCGAGTACCGTCGTTTCGTATTATTTCTATTGATAATTGCGTTGTGTTCGCAATGCTTTTCATTAGCTCTGCTGACGGTATGTCCGCTTCTGGGCAGTCTGGAAAAGGTTCCCACTGTAGGTGGCAAAGTAACCATCGTACTCTTGAGTTTCGCTAACACCAGTGCTGATCTGACGAACTTGGCTTTGAACAGTGTTGGCAGTGTTAACACCAGTCTGGCCACTGAGGGTAATCGCATTGTTAATGATACCAGCATAACCAACGCTGTAGCTGTGTACAGTAACGTCATCAATCCATGTTGGTGTTGCATTGGGAATACCAGCGTAGCTAGGGTAAGTTGATCCAAGTGTGCCTGTAAGAGTAACAGCTGTAATGGTGGGTGGTACGCCACCAGTTCCACTGATAACTGTTAGAACAACACCGCTGGGAACAATGATGTCAACAACAGCACCACCGGTGCTTGTGTTGGTCCCAGTGTTGCCCTTGAGGAACTGAGAGGGTCCAGCGTTAACAAAGAATTGAATGCTAGCCAGTGGGCCATTGCCAAGCGCTGTTACAAGGTCGCTTACCTTACCGGTTGAACCGGTGATTGTGGCGCTGTTACCACCAGCACTACCGCTGATTGAAAATGTAACGGCACTGCTAACACCAGTCAAGCGAAGAACACCACTAGCCTGTGTGAAAGCATTGACCATTAATGCTGGATCAACTGGGTCAAACACGGTAATAACATTGTTACCACCACGAGTGTTAGCACGAAGAACAGTCTTGTTGCCCTGCTCTGCTGGTACATTAGGTGTAATAGCCATAATTAGAATCCTCTCACGGTTGTGTTGTACTGGTCATTTTGAAAAACAAAGCCAGCAAGGTTCTGACCGGCGTATCCTGTACCACTCAGCATGGGCTGTGCATAACCACCACTTACAGTCCCAGGAAATGTTTGTGGAACCCAGGGGGTAAACCATGGTTGGTTAAAAACAGTTGTTCCACTCAAAACAGTACCGCTAGGAATAACAGCACCCAGCGGTCCAGCACTTTCGGCGTTTACCACTGTAAAAGCAATTGCTTCTTCAGCAGCTGTTTTATTGCTAGTGTCGCTCATTTAAGCTCCTTATACAAGGTGGAACGCTAGCCCCACCGGGTTATTTATTTAAATTTGTTGGCATGCTAGTGCTTGTTGCCCAGACCTCTTCAAAGCTTTGTGACTTGCCCTTTGGCTCTGCTTCATCTGGCAATGGAATTTTGTACATCCCATTGTTTTCGCTGGCACCAGCATTAAGACTCTCACGAAGGCGATCCATGTGGGTTTCACTTGTACTGCTTTCATCTGCAAGAGTAGCGATCTTTTCCATGGCCTTTTCTTCAGTGATGAAGGCAATTCGACCACGTTGTACTGCTCTTAGTACATATGGATCCTGTCGGATCTCAGCCGCAATTGGCTGGATGCTACCGTGGATACCTGCGGAAGCTAGCTTGAAGCTACCTTTGGGGCTTGAGAATACTGTTGCACTGGTCATAAGATTCTCAATCCAGTCAGCAGTCTGAACTTCCTTCATTCCTGTGAATGCTGCTGGAGCCGTTGGGATCCTTGCTGCACTCAGGTCTGCAGGGTCAGCCTTGTGCTCTTCGATGAAACCATCTAGAGCAACCACTGGGACTGGAGTTGATTCTCCGTTATCACCACTACGAGATACTGTTCTTGCCATTTTAATTCTCCTTGTTTCAAGGGGCTATTTGCCCTAACAAATCTAGGAATTCTAGAATTGCTTTTAATACATTTTTTACAGCTGGGTGGGGCCTAGGAAAGCACCTAGACCCCACCCATTGCGAGGGTTAAGACTAGGCCTTAACGATCTTGCCCAAACCACGGGGGTTAAGAACAATCTCACTAACGAGCTCGTCCATGACCCAACCCTTGTGGAACTTCTCAGGGGTGTGGTTCTCTTCGACGTCGAGCGAGTACATGACTGGGAAGACACCGAGGAACTCGGGGCTTGGGGTCATGTAAACAGTACCCTGAGGTACTTCAATCGAACGCTGAACTTGGAAGCCACCAAATTGAACGATACGCTCACCGGCAACAACGCGGTCCTTGAAGGCCCAACCGGTCTGGTTGATGTCCCACTTGTAGAGGTCACGGTAGTCGATTGGGTTGAACAAAAGACGACTGGCCTCCAACTGGTGGACTTCAATCAGGGCAACCAGGTCGTACATCGAGTCTGGGGTAATGTAACCCGACAGTTCGTTGACGATGTGGTTGGGGCTAACAACGTGGTTGGGGTCAACAGCGTAGTTGTTGATAGCAGCCTCAAGCACAGTGATAAGACGAGCGTCTTCCTGCATCATGATAGCTTGCTTGCTCATGTCCTGAGCATACTCAACGATGTTAACACGCAGGTACCAGAGGTCTTCCTTCTTGATCTGGGGGAAGGTAGCAATACGGAACAAACGTACTGGAACCTTCTTGCCTTCGAAGGGTGTCACACGGACTTCACCTTCGTTACCAGAAAGAATATAGGCCTGACCGTATTCGTCAAGTACGTCGTACATGACTGGTACACCAGGAGTCAATGGGTCTTCCAGCAGCACGTTACGGGTCATACCCTGGTAACGAAGCTTCAACTGGATTGGACCAATCATACCCTGGCCCAAACGGACCATGTAGTTGTCCTTGTCAGCAAGGATACCGGCGAGGCGGCGTTGCTTCTCATCACGGGAAGCAGTCTTACGACCAGTAGCCGAAGCGAGACGCTCTTGAGCCTCTACGATTCCAGCAACGTAGTCATCAGACTTCTTTGCAACGCGTGGAGCCAGGTGATCGGCTACAGCGCCATTAGGGAAAATGTTACTCATGTTTATTTACCTTTCAGGGTTAGGCTGTAGCGCCGAATGGAACAAGGCGGACAACAATTTGTGTTGGGCTGATAACATCGATCAGCTCAGCGACAGGAACTGAAGCAAGTGTGGTGGCAGCACCAGAAACCGCAGTTACCTGACCAGTACCGGAAGCGGTGTACAGAAGCGTACGAGCACCAGTAGTCAAAACGTTGTAAGCCTGAGTGGTGTCAAAGGCAGGAGCAGTCAGTGTAAAGAAAGCGTTGCTTCCTCCAAGCCAAACAGCCCAAGAGTTGATACCAACCTGGGTTACATCGTCAATGTTGGGATTGCGGTCCAAGCAGCTGAGGCCAAAAGGCTTTGCACCGACTCCAGACGCAGCTGTACCAGCATTGGCAACAGTGTCAGGACCAGTGCGGTACATGACCATACCTGAATAGATATTGGTCGTGTCACTGGGGTCCAGGAATGTGTTGTATGGTGTAGCCTCGTACTTTTCGTACAATGGGGTGCACGTACGGTGTACCCCAACGTTGGCTACGCTATTAAGTTGCAGCATGTTTCTTTCTCCTTAGGTAGGGGTTAAAGTGTCATCAGCCAGTCATCAGCGGAAAGCTGCTGACGATTAACTGTTGAGGCCGTTGTCAACCGACCCATTTCTGGCAGGCGGCTAGAACCACTTGCCAATTTCTGGCTCCGGGGTTGACGAGCCCCAGACTCTTCAAGCATGTCCAAACTAGCTTTAAAACCAGCAAGCTTAGAATCGGACATCTGCTCAAATTTAGCGAGGTGCTTGGCACGGTCATCACTACTGACCATTCCAAGCTTCTCGAGACGCTCTACAACTTGCAGAGAATCAAAGATACGTTCACGGCTAGCCTGTACGGCACCGAGAGCATTCTGGTAAGGAACATAAGCAGGGTTAGTGCCATCCATTGGGAATACCTCCGTCTTGTGAGGCTCTTGTCCAGGTATGATACCGGTCGAAGAACCATCATTGTAAAATTTAACGTAACCAGCATCTTCAGCATTGATTTCTTCAGCGTCAAGAGGATTGGTGGTAAAGTCAGGAGTCATAACTTTCAAACGGCTAAACAACCCGGCTTGATCATCAAGATCACGAACGTCAATGGTGACACCAGTCTCCTGGTTACCGTTGGTGGCATAATAAGCAGAAGCCTTCTTTTTCTTCTTTGACTTGGATTTCTTGCACTTGTCACAACCTTTACCATGACAATTGCTGCATTCATCATCTTCGTCTTCGTCGTCGTCGTCTTCGTCGTCGTCACCTTTTTTCTTTAGCCAAGGTGGCATGCCCTTCTTTTTCTTCTTGGCAGCTGTGGTACCCTCTTCGTCTTTGCATTCATCGCAACCTTCACCCTTGCAACTGGTGCAGTTCTTCTTTTTAGCGTACTTGTTAACATCATCCAATAAACCTTCCAATGATTCAAGGTCAGCACTAGCCTGCTTAAAATCACCAGTTTCAATAAGGTCATTTTCAATGTCAAGTACAATGTTGGCAACGGTGCCAATAATTTGATTGATTTCATTGTCAGCACTAGCAAAACGCATTACTGTAGATGCTTCATTGCTAGCAGTGATCAAATTACCAAAATCAAAATCAATTTCACTAGCAATTGCATCACGCACTTCGCGGCTAGCCTTGTAAACTTGATACAAACTTTCATCAATTGGGTTTATGCTAGCAGCCTTTGGAAGAACGCCAAGACTGCCTTGTGGCAGGCCAGCAATGTCACCACCAAAGCCAGTGCTGGGAACAAGAGCGCCCGGTTGGATAACTGGGTCTGGTCCGCCCAAAGCGTATACATTGCTCATGCCAGGCATACCAACAATTTCACCAGGTTTTCCACCAGCTGGGTCAGCGGCGTCAAGGTCACGAACATCAAGCATTCTGGTAACAGGGCGATCAGCACTGGTCAAATTCATTTGGTTGCTAATGCCAGTTTCTGCTGGGACCAAAGCATCAGCATAGGGTTGAATATTTTGAATGTGGGGAATCTGGCGGGGTGTTTGAACAGCACCTGGACCAACACGAAGTTCGTAGGCGTTTTCAGCTTGCTTGATTAATTCGTCATCAAAACGACTCATGGTAGCTCCTAGCTATTGGTTGTTTCTGTATCAGTGTCAGATTGACCTTGTTGCATTGATGCATCAAGCTTTTGCCTTGCTTGCATCTGTGCATCGATCTCTAACATTTCTTGCGCTCTTGTAGCAGGTTCATCTGCTACAACAATGCTGTTGTCTAACATAGTTCCTGGCGGTACAGCCCTGGGATCTATTGTTAGTGAGATTTTTAAATCTAAGATATTCTTTGAAGCTTTTATTTTTTTCTTTGCTGGACTGTTCCAAACAGTAAAAGTTGGCCTGATTTTGGGGCCTCTAATGTCTAAAGCTTTTTCATCAATACCAGTAAACTCTTTTGATTCTATATCAAATATAGCTTTTGTTCCTGCACAAAGGCCACCGTCTGGCATTCTTGTAGTACAGTTACCATCTACTATACTCTTTTCACCACACATTTTACATCTTTTTGCTTCAGAAATTTCTAAAGAATTATTATAATTTTTAATGGGTACAGATGGGCTCTGTTGAGCAGCCTCTCTGATAGCCTTCTTTTTATTCTTTGCCTTTGGTTTTGATTTGCCAAGGTCTTGGTTCTTTTCTTCGTTAATTTGTTGTTGGAGCATTGTAGCCTGTTGCCAGGCAGCCATATCAGCTTCAACTTGAGGATCAATATAACCACAAGTTGTACGGTTCTGACATATACCATCATTTTTTATTGAAAAACTAGACACACCACACTTTGGGCAATTGTCAACTGGTTGTGAAAAGCTTGGCAACCGCAACAATTCTAATGCTATCTTTAAGTTATCGTGCACTACCAATTCCATTAGTAACGCCTCTTGTCTGTAACCCAGGCGCTTTCATCAGCTGGATCAAATACAAAGCTCAATTCAAAAAAGTTAGGCTTGATGCAACTTTCAAATACCAAGCTTTCTGAACGGCTGCCTTCTTTGTATACTGTTACTGTACGCCCCTTTAGTCTGGGGATATGCACACAGTATTCGCTTGGTTTGCTTGCATACTTGCCGCAAGCGCTGCACTGAGTGCCTTCTACATCAGCACCCATGCTCACAGCCTTTAGTTTGCCTTCCATAATGGCACTGGCCAATTTGGGAAAGGTTTGAGCATCGACTTCCATCAAACAATAAACGCTGGCATCAACAATACCACTGGATAACTTTGATTCTTTGTAGATGGCATCTAGGATAACTCCACGCGCACGATCTGGATCGCTATTGTTGTGTTCTACATAGATTGGACGACCAACAAATGATTTGTAACTTTTTTTAATTTGGTCTACAGGCCATCCATCATAGTTGGCATTTACACGAGAACTGATTGCACGGCTAGCAACATAAACAAAACCCTTTTCAGGTTTAAAATTAGAAAAATCTTCTAGTTTAACATGATGCAATTCAATAGGTTGTACATTAGAATTAATATTAGACAGTGCGCTTCTACCCATTAAAGTTACAGTGGGAGCGCCAAATTTAATCATATTCGTAACCTTTGCTATAATAGATTAAGTTTTACATCGTTGTAATGTTTCTTAACAATGAATTTTTATTTGGACAACATTTCTTTTAATTGTTCTAACATTATCTGGTGATCTTCGCTTACCTTTAAGTGGTAAGCAGCAAGTTCTGCTTGAATACGATCTGCTCGTTTGGCAGCTATAAGCAGAATAGCGCCTTGAAGACCAGCGAGAGTAGACAAACAGAGATTGAGCAGGATGAAAGGATAAGCATCAAAAGAACGATGCGTTGTATTGTTATACCACATCCACCACGCCATAACGGCACAGAAGCTAAAGACAAAAGGCCAACTACCCATAGAACGACGCATAATGTCAGCACATTTTTCTCCAAGTGTTCGTTGATCACCACTGCGTACGTGTGGGTGAAAATCCCAATGACTTACCTTTTTAATTGTACGCATATATTATTCTTCTTCGTCGTGTGCGGCACGCAATCCTTCGTGATAACCAAGATGACGGTCTATGGATTTACTCAATTTATCGACTTGATGTTCAAGTCCCATAAGGTGATCCACTTTGGATTCCATACGATTCCACTGGTCTTTACCGCTACTACCACCATTGGGCTTGTATTGACCGAGGATTTCTTTGAAATGGACATTCATTTCATCGCGTACTTCATTAACCCTATTGTCATAGTGCTTTGTAATAATTTTGTAAAGCATTCTACCAATTGCACCAAATGCAGTGGCAGCAAAGAAAAAATTGGCTACATATCCAAACCATGCATTGCTAGAATCAAAGAAAGTGGAAGCTAGCATTAGTCATCCTCATCCAATTTTTCATAAATGCTATTGCTAAGGTCTAGTTTGCCAGCATTACGAGCAATTTTACCTTCGCCTTCCTTGATAATATCAATTTTAACAAGTGGGCTTACAATGTCTAAAAAGCTGTGCTTATTAAAAGACACCTTGGGTAAAATATTTGGGTTGCTATCATTAAACAATTGGCTCATGTCCTACGCCCTTTTCTTCTGGGTTAGTTTGTATGCGTGCTGGTTGATCCATTCCACCTTCACCGCTGCTATGTTCGTCTAAGTTAGTTGGTGTTGGAATAAAAGATTCATCACTTGCTTCTATAAGCGCTGCAAGGTGTAATTTAAATTCTTCTTCGTCAAACTTTTCATAATCATTGTCTATATTTACTTTCATGCCTGTAGCCAATTTCATACGACGACGCTTACGACTTTCCATTGGTGTAGCAAATTTCATACGACCACCGTATTCAACACGTTCTTGCAATGGATTAAAACCCTCACCAAAACTAGTTGTCAGGTCTTCATCATCAGCACTAGCCTTTTTCTTGTTCTTTTGAGGACCATTCTTTGGACCTTTTTTGCTAGGCTTAGGTTGATCTTTCTTTTGTTCGTAAGATTCAGAAGGACGTTGCCTTTCTGTTCCACGTTGTGTTTGTTGTTGTGCAGCCATTTGATTGACAAGTGGTGAGATCTGCGCTCCAATAGCAGCATCACTATGTTGTGTGGGCACTCCAGTCATATTGGGAGCAGATGGCGGCGTAACAAGGCCAGAAATAGCCCCTGGAGCCAGCTGTGCAGCCAGTGCAGGGTTTTCTAGCATTGCAAGGTAGGCCTGGTATTCTTGAATGTATTCAGGTGGGATTGGCAATTGTTGCACCAATAGCTGTTGAAACAATTCACGTTTGAACTCTTGTTCAGCAATTACTGTTTTGACTTTTTCTTCGCGACGAGTTTCAATTTCGTCATCAAAATCAATTGGAATATTAACAGCCAGTGTGCCCAATGAAATTGGAAAGCCTGCAGCCATTAAGTTTTGTAAGAAACCACGTTCAACTGTTTCATCACGCAAGTTCATGCTGCGAAAGCGCACTTCAGGAATAGCTAATTTAGGACGCTTTTCAATGTATTCAGCACCTGTTTCTTCATCAACCATCAATACTGTTTCCATGATTGGAATCATTTGACCGCCAATATTGCGCATTTCATAATGTCCTTGACGTTCAGCCACTGGTTCCATACGCTTACGAATAAATTTTTCAATTTTGTGCTGGTAGGTGCTAAGCATTTGGGTGATTAGCTCACGGTTGAGCGCACCGCTTGCATAAGTACCGCCTTGGCCGCCCTGGATCAAGTCTGCACCAATACCAAATACACCCATGACGTTGGTCTGTACTCGCATAAAGTCTGCATCCAAACGTGGCATGCTTTCACGACCAAAAGCATTCTGAATGGTTAAACCGTGGTGGTATGTCATCAAACGGAAGTCACTGTTAATGGCCATTGAGAGGTCGTTGCGCAATGATTGCAATTCAGTAGCATCAGGAATCCATGGACCATCTTGGTCAACGTCAGGGAGTCCTAGGGTGGCTAGGATCAATGGTGAGTACAAACGGTCAGCAATGGCATCCTGGGCTGCGTTAAGACTCTCTTCAAGCATAAGCATACGGAATGCTCTAAGTAGGATTGGAGTACCATGTTCAGACCAAGGATTGGTTTTGAATTTGATCTGTTGCATGATCACATCAGAAACTGGAATTTCCTTGTCTTGACGAGCCCAGGCAACAACATCAGGATACATCTGCATAAGCATCTGGTATTCCTGAGAAGGGTCACGTCGTTCAATAAGCTTTTTAATTTCATCTGGTACTTTTACGTGGAATTGATAGGTGCGAAGAGCACGATTCTTAGCAACAATAACGTCGTTAGGATTGATGATTTCATCATCTTCCCATGCACCAATACCATCGTGCCAGCTGCCCATGGCAAACACTTCACCAACAGTCCAGTGTTCACGGCCAAGGTCATAAAGGAATTCTTGATAGTTCAAACCATCAAAGAACAATTCATTGTAAAAATCACTGATTCTTTTATCGTGGTGAACAAACTCAATGTCCAACAAGGGAAAACGAGTGTAAATATCAATTAGGCCGGGGACAAGGTGGTGAGTTGTGTAGAGTAAACGAGCCCAGTCACGAATTTTACGTGTCTGCTCATCAGGGTCTTCCATGTTGAACCACCAGGTGCGTTCACGCCAGTATTCAAAGGGGTCATGCAACTTTGGCCATGCCCATTGTGCATCGCTACCAGTGGCAGCAGCAGTACGACCAATGGTCTTGGCCATGCCTTCCATGTTAACGCCGTTGCCAAGATTGTTGAGTCGTGACCTGCCTTCAGTGGGCATTCGCATAACGTCATCTGCTAGCGAACCATTTTTAACTCTGTTCAACAGTTCGCGAGTTTCAATGCGATTGCGAATAGGGTTACTTGATCCGGTAATACCAGCTGTGCGCATACGGTTTAATTCCGCAGATGCACTCCAGTCTTGAGATGACATGTAATATTCCTTAGAAGGTCAAACAACTGCAAGTGCCTATGTTTCCAACCTTTTGGCAACCACATGGATAAAAGGCCATGGAGCCACTAAAATGGATAACACCGCCACCATCATTTTGGTCAATAGGGTTGCCATTAAAATCAAAGTTAGCTCCAACACGACGAATGCTAGCTGTTCTAATGTTTTGCTTACGATCCATTATATTATCCTTTAACCGTAGTAGTCAATGTTATTGCTAGTTGCACTGTATGGAGGTGTGCCATTAACTGTATTTGTAATGCTTCCACCAGAAATTGTAAGGTAGCTAGGGCTTTGAATGTTCAGCTGACCAATGCTGCCATTGGCATCTCCAGCGTTGTTGCCAATGCCCATTGCACTGTAATCAACAAAGAAACCTGGAATTGCCCAGTCAATAATACCGCTGGCAGTAGGACCACTAGCAGTAACGCGGTATGCCATCTTGGGGTTTTCTACACCGGATGCAGTGTTGTTCATTGTAATCGATTGACCAGTAACACCATTGCCAGTAATTGTTGTTGTAAGCAATGTCGTCCAGGCTGAGGAGTTGTAGTCTGTATTTCCTTGGAACCTATTGTTACTACCTTGCAAACGAAGAGTGCATGCACCAGAGAATGTTGCATTTACCCATAGGTCAACATAAGTAGTTTCTATATCGGATAGTGTGAGCAATGGATCTGCTGCACATACATAACTTACATCAGTGGCACCATTGCCATTTATATTAACATTAAGACCTGGCACAGCACTGCCGACAATTCCGCCTGCCCATGTGGTTCCACTGATAGTGGTAGCGCCAACAACAGCAGTGTATGGAGAGCTGGGTGGGTTTGGAGTACCAGTTGGTGCACCATCATTACCATAGTTAGTAACAAAATTACCGAGCACGTATGGTTTTTTTACTTGCTTTGGGCCCTTGCCTTCTGCTGATTGCATATTCTCTCCTAGAGACTCATATAATCTATATCCAGATCTGGTTCACTGGATTGTTGTAAGTACCGCATAGCATTGGCACTAATGTCACTATCAGCCACATTGATAGCTGGTGTATCAGTTGGCATTGATGGTGCAGATTGAATCATCTGTGGCCTTTGAGCTATTTGTTGTACTGGGGCAGGCGCTGGCCTGGCTGTTACAACTTTGTTTTCTAGCATTTTTATAGAATTTAAAACGGGCGTTATAGCAACTTTTAAAGCTTCAGCAATCTTTAATTCGACTGGTGTTTCAACTGCTATTGATTCTGGCCTTACATAATACTTTTGCAAAACGGTGTCGCACAGCATCCAAACAAGACTATTGATGCTTTTGCCACTCAAAGAGCTTATTCTCTTTAACTTTTTGTCCCAATTATATTCATAGATACCGCCAGCACTATCGATCAATTCACCAGTGGCTACCACCTCGTCTTGATAGCTTATAGTCAATTGTTCTATGTTGTATACTGTGGTTACTACGGATTCAAGATCTGGCGCTACAACTTCAAGGATCTCTTCAGCAGGAACCGAAACGATCTTAGTTTTACGTGTTTTAAACATATTAATTATTCAGAGAATACTAGCTCGTAGTCGCCCTTGCGTTCAACGCTTGCAGTCCGGTCATCCCAAACAACAGCAAATTCTTGTTCGCCAACAGCAATTACTGTACCGGCAATCTTTGTACTGGGAGTTTCAACAACAACTCTAGCATTGGTCAATGAACCAGATGAAGCATTGGCAACTACACCCATGGTAAAGTCAACACGAGATTGTGTGTTGTTAAAACCATTGGCCTGTTTGCGCAGCTTGCTAGCAGCACGAGGCAATGTTGTGCCAGAAGCGCCCGCTCCGCCAGGAATCTCTGCAAGGTCTGGGGTTCCAGCAACTTCAGGCTCCAGAACCATCAATGCATAGTCTTGAGCAGGGTTTGGTGTGGCGCTAAAACCTTCATTTTGAACGTTGCGGTCAAGGTGTTCACCAATGCCTTCACGTTGTTCCATGTAAGCTTGCATATTTTCTGGATAATCTTCAGTTCTGTCAATCCAATCGCCAACCCATTGGTCATCTGGACCAATAAAGTTAGGGTCAACGGGCATTTCAGCAGCTTCAAAGATTTGAGCAATCTTGATATTAAGACGAGGTTCCATTATTTCTCCTATAAGAAGTTACATACACTATGGTACATAAATTGGGTTATTACATTGTTACGCACTTTAGAAAGTGCTTGGTGGTTTATAAGATCCATCGCTATTGGTCTTTACTTTTATTTCACTGGTCATTGCTGGAGCTACAGGAGCTGTAGCATCACTGTGCATTTCATCGCCTTCATTGGAAATTGGAAAAGAATCTGTTCCACTGGCAGCAGTAAAGTATTTGAATTTGCCAGCAAAGGCCCAGATGTTTTCCATTGTTTCTTTGCTGGCAGCAAGTCCAAGCTGTGGCCTGTTTCCTATTGTTAGGGTGCTTTTTGGTGTGCCACTAAATAAGTTATCAAAACTAGGGCCGTACTTTGTAGTAAGCCAACTCATACAACGCCCATCATGACACCATAGCGTGTGGTTGTTGTCAGGACGTTTTCCAATTGGTTCAAGTTTGCCCATAGCTGGATTGTTGTCGCCAAATTCACAGACCAAGCAAGTACGGTCATCATTGGCAACATCTGATGGATTTGGATATTCTTCTGGTTGTATTGGCATGTTTCTTCTTTATTATAAATGTCCGGGGAATATAGCTCTTTTAGCATGCTCAATATCCATGCTGCGGTTATTTTTCATAGCTTTAATACCCGTATCTATTTGTTCATCAGTTAAAACACCATCTTTCAAAAGATGTGGCAAGTCTGCTTCTATAGCTGTTTTTAAGAAATCTTTGAATGCAGGTGTATGGTACGTATCATCATTAATTTCAAGATCTGGTGTGCGCAATGGTGTTGTTCCATATTGACCAGATGTACTACCCAGTGCATCATAACTTTCGCTATTCATGCTAGTAATAGTCTCAGGATCAATTTCAACACGCTTGCCTAGCAAAGCAGCTTTAGGAGTAAGATTAAATGGGTCATCTTCATCTCCTGGAGTACCACCACGACTTATATCTATTGATTGAAGTGCGTTTAATAATCTACCATCGGGATCACCAAATTGTATGTGACGAAGCAGTGAAGCAAGTGAAAATGAGTTGGGACCTCTAAGGTATTGTGCAACAACATCAGGTGTTTCTTGAGCATCGCCATACAAAGTTTGAATTCTTTTACCAATTCTGGTTCCATATGAACGGCTGGCAATGGCGCTGTGCGGACCGTGCAAAAATGTGAATCTCATTGGGATGTTCTTACGGTAAACAAGATTACTGCCAGTTGATTCTCCACCGCTAACTCTTGGCTGTGCACTTAGAGTTACAGCGTAAGGTGCAGTTGATTTCTTTCCAAACAATTGTGTCCATTCACTTGTAATGCCTTGCAAGCTCTTAAGATAAATATCAGTGAAAACTTGATTTGCATCGCTATCTAAAATGTGTCTATTAAACATATTTAATGTATGCTGTTGGTCTAGTTCATAAGGATATCTGCCACTAGCCTTTTGAATTTCTTTCCACATTTTGTTGTGAGCCGCAATTGCTCCACTTGAACGAGCATCAACCCATCCGTCCCATGATCTACCATCTTTAGCAACACTATCTACCAATGCCATCATTGAACGATCCCTGCTGGGAAACATTTCTATTGGACTATCAGCATCAAATGCTTTGTCTAATGGTACAGGGTGCGAAGTCGATGGTCTCGGTACACCATATGGGTTTTCTAATGAATGATTTGCAATTCCAACGATGGAACCGGGGCCTATGCTTAGAACATCGCTGCTTGCCCCAGCTAAACGATTTCTACCACCATAAACAATTAGTCCGGCTGCAGTTCGCTGCCATTGATCACTTACCACTGGTTGAGCTAATAGCTGTCTTAATTCTGGAGTTGAACCGGTTCTAACTTTAACATCTTTATCCTGAATAAGCATCCCTCGTTTTTGCATACTTTCACGAATAGGATCAATAACCGGTTTGTAACAACAATGCGGCAAACAACTTAAACGATGACAAAACTTATCGTGCATTTGCCGGTGTTGTTCAATTGTGCCAATTGAAGTTTTAACATCCATTACTCCGCCAAGAGCACTCGGTTCAAAGTCTGTGTGCCCGTAGCCATGGCATTTGCTGCATGGAACTGGTCTTGTTCCAAAGCCACTACGAACTTCTAGAAGTTGCCCAGTGCCATCGCATTTTGAGCATTGATGGTCAATGTGTTGCGAAGCAATGATATTCATTGCTACCGGGCCAGCATGAAGTAAAGCTTCTTTTTGAGTTAATGGTATGCCTTGATCTATTGTGCTTTGTCTTTTTGCATCCCGTTCTTCTTCTGTTAGTTTTGGTAGAATTTTAAAGCCGCGTTCTTCAGCTTGTTTGTCTGTCATTAGTACAAATGGCATTATTGAATCTTTAACAGAACCTCTTCCAACACCCCTTTGCTGTGATTCTACTTCGCTGTCACTCTTCAAAACAAACGGAGAAGTATTATGTCTCAGATCATCAGGGTTGTTTGTCGATACGGGAGTTACGCCAAGGATGGGGTTAGGGTCCCATTTGTCTTTATCATTACCATAATCATCAATATCATAACCACCAGGAATATCATTATTATCATCATTATCATCATCATGACTAGATACCCAGCCTGATGGAGTTGCATACTTAGAATTAAATGTTTTTTTATTTGACATCAGATATCACCAGCTTTTGATTGCTTCTTCATAAAAGGAAAAATCATTTTGCTAAAACTATCTTGCAATGAGATTCTAGTTGTTTCTGGATATCTTTCTTGCAAATGATCAACAATTGATTGGTAAGAAGCATTCAAATTATTAGATATATGCTCTGGTGTATCGCTAAAGATTTCTTGTGATGCAGCAGCTTGTGATAAGGCATCATAAAAAACATTTACTTTATTATCGATTTCAGAATCGTCTCCATCTAAAAGTTCAGATCGTTTTTTATTTATTTCTACAATGCCAGGCCAAATACTTTTATGGGTGATGTCTCTGCCAGGCTGTTCAAGACCAAGATATGCAATGTCATCGGGTTTTATGCTGTCAGGAATAATGGTCCTTACTTTAGCTGCAGGTGTTCGCATCGCAGTAAAACTTTGTTCTGGCAACGAAAGCAAATTTTCCTTAAGGTATTTACACACCAGATCCAATTCTTCAGAGCCGCTTGTTTGTTTGGCATTAGGGCCCTTACGAATTTTTGCAGCCATTTTATTTAATTCATCAAGGTGAGATTGAGGAATGGTTATACCGGGAGTAAATCTGCCTACCCATGCTCGGGCACTATCTTCATCTTTAAATACAGGGCTGCCTGCACGATCAATTACTTGATACCAGTGGCCTCTTTGTCCTCTAAAAATTGTTTTACCAGTTCTTTTATCTTTTTTCATTGTAAAAGTATGTTCTGTATCGCCAGGCATGATTCTTTCTCCAAGCGATCCATCGCTATCATTAATAATCCTGTGCGGGTTTGAATCAGGACCATATACTTTGTTGGCAATGCTAACAAGATGAGTCATCGGTATTAGGATACCGTTCTTGTTTATGTATCGGCTGCCAGTTGGCGCCACTGGACTATCGGTATCATCGCTCTTTAAGTCGCCAATTCTACAAGATCTGCATGGCATATCATTGTCACGATAATCATTGTCACCACCACAAGTAGCACAACTAATATTGGCATTCGGAAGCCAACCAATGCTATCATTTGATTTCATTTTTGCTGCAGTTATTATATTGCCAATTTTATCAAGTACTGTTGGTTTTATAGAAAATGCAGACTTTCTTCTTCTTGGTTTTCCTTCTTGCTCTATCTCGCCAGTACCGTCACAAACTTTACAAACATTATCTGGTGTTGTTCTAAAAAGAGCTTTAGTACGATTGGCTTCACCATTTAAAGCACCAGGTGGTCTAGTATCAGGTATAAGCATTAGGTTGCCGGTCTCAGCATTGATTGTTACTTTGAGATTTGTAACATCTGGGTCTATAATATCTTGATCCCAGTACGTGCCGTCGCGCTGATGTCTATTTTGTTTACGTGTACTTCCGCAAGCTGTACATGGTTTTATTATGGATTTTCTTGCTGGTAGCGAACCGCTTTGTGGTTTTCTACCCCTAGCACTCGTACTTAAATGATAAATAGATCTAACTACTTCCGGACCCACGCCAATGCGCACTACCATCTGAGCATCTTCTGGACTGACTTCTATTCCTTGTTCTTTTAAATGTTCATGTGCTCTTATAAGTTGTGGTTCAAGATCATCCGGCTGGCCTTTTGACCAACGACTTTGTACACCATTTACAATTCTACTGAAAATACCACTTCTAGTAGGAGAATTAATACTGCGATAGTTTCTGCCATCAACCAATTGACCATTATCACTTATTGTTCTTGGAAAAAATGGATGATTTTCTTTTGTGTGATTTTCTTTTTTATTTCCACAATCACAAAGGCCTTGCATGTGCTCAGGCTCAGTAGAGATTCCAAGTGCAGCGTCCGGGTACATCAAACCTTCATACAGTGCTTTAAAAGGATTCTGGTGCGTCAGCACCAAGCTAACTGGATCTTCAATATCAGTTATATCGGTTGATAAATTGTTTTGTGTGCGGGCAGTGGCAACAGCAGCAACACGATCTTGTGTGGTTATATCACGCAAAGCACCTCGGTTGTTAGCAAGAATTTGTTCGTAAACTTCAGTAGGGGTATATGCATAAATAAAATCTTGAGCTTCACCATCTTTAAGATTTTTCATAAACCTATGTATTCTGCTCTCAGCAGGAAACGAAGATAGACTCATTCTTGTTCTTATATACTTAGCAGTTGTACGCGGGGTGTATGTGTCAGAGCTTTGTGTGAGTAAACGGTCGTGCATATTCTTGGCTATAGAATTATTGTTTTTATCTCTGTCTTCTACACCATCTCCATCCATGTCATTGTGCCAGATATCATAACTACCTTCAACTGTTTTGCCGGGACCGATATCAGCTGGTCGAATTGCACCATTGAATAAAGCAAATGGTTGACTTATTGTCTTATAGTATTCGCTTTGTTGTTGTTGAGTAGATTCATTAGAATTTGTTATGATAGCATTGTCAACGCGTGCAGTTCCTTCACCATAAGAAAGATCGAACTGGCTATTAGCAACAATTATTTTATTATTTTTAAAAGAAAATTTATGCATAACTTATAAACCTGACGTGTCAATAGTGGGAGGAACAATAAGCTTGTCTCCTTGAATAATCTTTATTGTTGTTTGATCATCATTATCATCATCATTGAATTTATCTAAAATCCATCGCGATCTTGCTTTATTTTCTATTCGTTGAATTTTTTCTAATTCTCTGCGTTTATCGCTCATAACATAATCGTAAGGTATTGGCGAACTTGGAGGCCATGGATTAATAACGTTTCTTGTAGCATGGTGCGTTCTTGAAGCAACAATATATGGAATAGCATGTGCTCTACAACACATAAATGGTACATTGTTAAACATTTGAATGAGATGAGTGCGGCCAGTCAACCTACGATATTCATTTTCAATATCCAATGCACCATCGGTAGGGCGTGGTAAACCACCGTATGCTGCTATGTTTTCTTTGCTTTGGTTATCTAAAAGTTTTTGACCTTGTTGCTTTGTAAGAGTAGACTGACCAAGAATCTCTTTCATGAGATCAGGATCATCATCATCATCATTTACAGAAAATACATTTCCGCATTGTTCCACTTGATTCAAAGGTTTCTTATGAAAGGCTAGTGATGCGGCATCAGATCCACCACCAACACTGCCGCTAGCAATTATAGCATTAAGAACTCCCATAAAGCAAGTTGTATTTATAGGGTCCCTACTATCTACGTTATAACCACTCATGTTTATTCTTCATCCATGTCTTCATCGTCGTCTTCATCGTCGTCGTCATCGTCGTCGGGAGTGTATTCAAGTTTAGGTGGTACTATATCTTTTTGTACAGAATTATTTGGTTCGTTGTGTGGGCATGCATATATATTAGCATATAGTTCTTCTAATTTGCGGGATCTTTCGATGCTATTTTCTTCAGAATTTATTTCAACTAATTTCTTTGCATTTTTTAGTTTTATATCTTTTATCAATGCTCTTGCTTGATTGCTATCAACTCTATCGATTCTACCAGTGCCACCACAAATACATGTTTCTTTATGCTTTTCTTTTGCTGGTCGTGTAATAGTTTGTATTTTTTCCATCATAGGATTGCCTGGCGAAGCTGTATCTGTCCAACCTAAATCAGCTCTACCCATTGGGCTATCGTGTTCTTTTACATTTGGATTTGGTTTTTCTTCTGGTGATTCACTAGGAAAATCTTGTTCTGTTTCGTTTTGTTCATAAGTTGGGTCATCCCACAAAAGATTGCCAAAGGCTGCTTGTGCTCTAGCACTATTATCAGATACTCTAGTATCTGCTGCGGAGATATTTGAAGTTGGGGCCTGCCTTGTAAGCATTTCATCGGTATAAGCAAAATCTGTTGTATTCCAAGATACATTTGGAAGTGGTTGTGTTCCTATAAAACCAAGCGGGGTGTCGGTGCCGGGTAGTGCTGTGCCAACAACGCGGCAGCTTGGACATACCTGGCCTATTACAAGGTTGTTACTACATTGATTGCAAACTTCTCCAGTATCATTGCACCTGCATTTGCCTGTTATTCCAAATAATTTTTTATATTTTTCTTTTTGTATTTTATTCAGCGTTGAATCAATCACACCCCTGCATTGATCACAATCTTTAACTTCTTTAACTTGATATGCTTTGTTGGTTGAAACAGTATCAGGTACATATGTTGGATCAACAAAAATTGTGTTTGTTGGAGGCAGATCGGTTGTTTGGTTATCATCCCAATCATCCCAAATAGTGTGACCTTGGCTTTCAAAGTCGCTTCCAGGATTTTCTATATCTCCTATATCTTCTTCTGGATCTTCTGAATCGTACGAAGAATTCTCAAAGTTGAAGCTACCATCTGCATTATATTGTATTTTGCCAGCAGAAAATTTTCTTCTTTTCTTTTGTTCTTTAATAATCTTGCGTTCATTAGCAATATTAGAAGAACCTTCAAGCAATTTCTTTTGTTCTTCTGCAAGCAATTTCTTTTGTTCTTCTGTTAGAGATTGTTCGCTGGATTCAAGGCTGTTTTCTATAACAAGTTGCATAGAAGCTTTTAGTATCTCTGGATGAACATTTCTAAACAATGAATTCATTTGGGGCGTGATGATTGGATCTGATTCGCCTTCATGCGAAGTGGCACTCTTGACAATGCCTTTACTATTAAAGACCCTGGCCATGTTTATTCTTTAACTATGGTTAGGTTATTAAAGATGAATCTGACTTTGAACACCCGTTGGTGGGAGCTTTATGCGGCATTCAGGGTGGCATCCGGTAGGAGAACAAGCATCATGGTGCATGTCTAGAGAAGGAACTTGTGTGCTTTGTCCCCGAACAACAGGAACTAATTTTTGTGTGCGACCAGGCACTTCAACCACTTGGCGATTAACAGGTTGTACTTGAACTACTGGGCGATTAGGAGCAGGCACTTCAACCACTGGGCGATTAGGAGCAGGCACTTCAACCACTGGGCGATTAGGAGCAGGCACTTCAACCACTTTAGGACCAGCAGCTGTCTTGGAAGCCATTGTAGTCTTGCTATCCCCAAGGAGGCCCCGGTCTCGCATTACTTTTCTTGTAGCGGCGAGTTGCTCATCAGTTGGAGGTTTACCACCATGTGTAGGGCAAACATAGCCATCAAATGAAGATTTATTGCAACCAGGGACATTACATTCAGGGGATATTCTGTCGCTGGCTGTCTTGCACATACCACAAGAAGCGTGACGGAGCTGCCACTCATCAAAGGCAGCACGGACCAACTTGGCCTTGCTGTCGCTGAGGCTGGCCAATCGGCGGTAAGCCACACCCTCAATGTCCTGCTCAATCATTTGACAGCGCAGAGCAAACTCACGGTCACTGTGAGCAAGAAACAAAAATTCACCTGTTTTATTAAGCAGCTCATGCTTTGCTGCAATCAAATTTTTGCCTGCAATCTTAGCATTGTAAGCTAAGTTAACTGAATCATCGTAGTCAAACATCGATGCCATAGTGTTCTCCGTATTCTGCCTTGTGGGCGCTGGACAATATAGGAAAGATCCTATATCTACTAGGTGAGTTGCAGTGTATTTTAAATGGTCCGTCAGGTAGGGTTCGAACCTACGTATCTCTGAGATATAAGCTCAGGGCCTTCACCAGCTTGGCTACTGACGGTTGGCTGGGAGACTAGGATCTACCAGCTCTTTTTGCTGTTCTAACCCTATGACAGTTGGAACATACAATATCACATTTCTCTACTTCTTTTAATACTCTATCAAGATTCTTAACATCTCTCATAGCATTTGCAATATTGAATTCTTTATTACCAAGGTGATCAAAATCCATTGCTTCAGGGTGATAAATATTGCCACAATCTTTACATGGTGTATTCTTGATGTTATTGATAGTTTCTTTTAGTCTTGCTCGACGCTTAGCTCTATTCGCATATATTTTTTTAAGTTGTTTTTCTTTGTTTTCAGCATAAAATTTACGCTGGTATTCATTAACAGCATCTTTATTGTTATCACGCCATGCTTGTTTAGACATATTGATCCTTTGAATTTTTTATTGTATTCAAAGACTATATTATTCCAACGACTATTTTACATCTTTTACAATTTGCTGAGGAGGAAGGACTCGAACCTTCAACCTACGGATTCAAAGTCCGCCGTTCTGCCAATTGAACTACCCCTCATCAAAGTCTGTTGTCCTGCCATTGGACGATCTCCCATTAGCTGCTCGGGTAGGGATCGAACCTACGACACTTCGCTTAACAGGCGAGTACTCTGCCTCTGAGTTACCGAGCAAGACCTTGGCTACTTACCAGTCTTCTTTGGAGCAGCCTTCTTAGCAGCGGGAGCCTTCTTAGCAACAGGAGCCTTGGGCGCATCAGTTTTAACAATGGGCTTAGCAGCAGGAGCTGGTGTAGGTACAACTGGCGCAACAGGAACTACCTTTGGAGCAAAGTTGATTGGTGTTGACTTTGGCAGAAGGACAAGTAGCCAACCAAGCTTAGGGTACTTCTTCTCAAGCAAGTGAACCAATGCAAAGTATGCGGTAGAAAACGTGGGTGCCAAGTAAGCAATGTTGCTTGTTTGTAGACTAGCCCACTTGGTAGTACCGTATGCAACAGCAGCTCCTACAGCGCTAGCAACGGCACTACGAACTACATTGCGTACAGCAGTAGTTTCAAATAGCTTGTTAATGTTTAATGACATGATTAATTATCCTTTGTATTCTGGAATTTTACGGTTACCTGGACACCATTGACTTGAGTACGCAAACTATTTAAAAGACCAGCAATTGTTTCATTGATCTCACTGCTTGCGAGCTCATCGCTCTGGATATCACGGGCATCATAACTGATGGTAATGGTTGTTTTCTTCATAAACTTACATTATACGTAATATAACAGAAAGTCAAGTCTTTAGTGAATTTATGCAATACTTTCTAAACATTCAATTTTGAACGCAGCAGCAAGATCAGCTGGCATCATCTGGTATGGGTTAGTATCAAAGATTACACCACCTGCCCAAAGAGATTGCCCTACTACAGCACTACAAATCATGGTATTGCTATTGGTAAATTGTAATTTAATACCAGTTAGTAATTCTAAAGTAATACTGGCAATGGTTAAAAATCCATACTTATCTTTTAAAAAACTCTTGCAGGCAGCAACTGCTTGGTTACGACTTTGAGCATTTAATTTGCTGCTGACATAATAATATTCTACGTGCTTGTACTCATTGATATTACTGGTTACAACACCACGACCAACTGCTTCTACAATTGTACCATCTTTATCAATAATCATTGCAGCATGGTTCCAGTGACTGTATGCTTTCATTTTACCATGATATCTAATAAATTGACCAAACCTAATAATATTAGATAGAATACCCTTTGTTGATACAAGAATAAAATCACCAGGAGCGTAGGTATCAGCCTCTTTGCCAGCTGGGCATACTTTATATGAAGTAATCATCGTCTATATCCCCTACATAATCGTATGTTTCATTCAGACCAAAGAAACTGCTAGCATACCAACCTTCTATTTGCCCACCATCCGGCACAGATTGGCCACCACCCTTTGATTGCGATATTTCAACAGCACTTCTAGCAGTCTCAGCTTCTTCTTCTTTAGTAAGAGTTTTGCTAGCATCAAAAATCAATGGTGCAGATGTTGTTTCATCTTTACGTTTCATTATTTCTACACCAGTTCTAGAACCCCGTTCATTTTCAATGTCTGTATTGAAAAAAGTACCCCTTGGCAACATGGCAAGACTTTCGTTAGTGCTTGTTAATCCATGAGTGTCATCTATACTAACACCATATTGATTGCCTTTTGTCATGGTAAAAGATCCACCAGTATCACTATCAAAAGCAATTACTCGAAAGCCAAGAACACGCTTTGGACCATTGTCCACTTCAGTAATATCACTTTTAAGATCTTCGTCAACTGGCTTGCCAGACTCTGCACCAGGACCAAAGATAACAGGAAGTAAATTGCTTGTGGGGTCAGCGTACTTTACACTGGCAATGAATGCGGGTCCATCAGGACGGTCAGCATTGTCTATTTTATATTCCATATGAGGAATTGGCTTGCCATCTAAAATCATAATTTCATCAACACCGCTATCGCTTCCATGCGGACCAAATCCACCAACTGAACCATTGGACGACTGTGGTAAACGAAGAATTTGAATCTTACGGATGCTGTCTTGAGTGGTTACGCGTTCAATAAAACGGTTCCAAAGGATCTTGTCACGTATGGATGTTGGGTTGAGCTCATCAGTGGTAGTTAGTGACAGAATAAACCCATTGTCAACAACAGTCACTTCTGGATCGGCAAAGTACCCTTGAAATTGAGATATGATAGACTGAATAACAGCATCACGGTTGTCCTTTGTAATGTAGTCATTAAAGATACATTTAAAGTTCTTGCGACCAGTGTTTTTTGCAGCGTCCATATACTACATATGCGGATACTTAAGCTTTTTAAACCGCTCCAAACTCATATTCTCATAGCGTCGACACAAATAATCAAGACTAACAAACATTGGATCATAACTACCATCATGCACTTGATGCTTGACAATGATGCCGCGCCAGTGAGCATTGCCTTGTGGGCCTTTGTATTCTTCATCATGCAAATAGCATGCACCAGCTATCAAACCATGTTGGCTTTTACCAGCAACAAAACGCAGACCATACATCAATGTTTGTTGATGGCCCATTGTAAAAGAGTGGCCGATGGTCTTGAGTCTATTATCGGCATTGCCACCATATGGCACGCCACTCATTGGGTTATAGAAGTAATGACTATAAGCCACGCCATCAAGCCACAAAACTTGCTTAAAATCAGATACTTTCCAACCAGTACGTTCGTAATCAAGATCTTCTATAGAGAACAAACCATCAATCTGCGCATCATTTTCTGTAGCACGGTTGATACGGTCTTCATGATTGCCAATGAGAATATGACGTTCTGGATTCCAAATACTGTGCTTTGTTTTACGACGATTGTCATTGTAATCATATATAGGCTGGTTAAGAATTCGCCACGCCTCGTTAGCAGCTTCAATGTCTGCTTTAACACGACGACCTTCCATACTTTTCTTGCCCTTGTCATACATTGACAATGATGGCATGTCTGCATGGTCACCAAGGTGAATTATCTTGATGTTCTTGTTGTGGTACTCATCAACAATGTATTGACCGATCCAAGTTAGGTGCTCGGTTGGCACACCATCTTTAGCCTGAGTATCAGGAATTACAATGTGTACTACTGGCTGGTCTTCTGACACTTTTATCCTTAATCTGTTGCGTTTTCACCATCTGAATCAACGTCCAAGGCATCTGCTGCTTCAGCTCCTCCACCCTTTGTTTTGATGGGGGCAGTTGGGCTATTTGTGATTGCCTTGGCATCTTTGCCTGGTGTTGTACTATACTTAATCATTATTATGCCTTTCATTGTGTTTGTCAAGCTTTGTCATTAAAATTTCATCTAACATCTTTATGCAACGAGTGCGATCCTTTGGCATAGAATTTTTCCAAACAGCTGTATTATTATTTGCTGTTGTTATAATGCCATCATGCCTACCATTATTAGTGACAAGAATGCTTTCAAATATTATATCACATTTAGAGCACTTACTCGAGTTTATAGTCTCAGATTGGAATTCTAGCTTTACTGTTTTATTACTATAAGCATTTACAGTAATACCATCTGGCAATTCATCTATTTTAATTCTAGTAGTCATTGCGTTTCATGTGTACAGCGAGTTTTCCTAATTCTTGCAAATAATATTCTACTGTTTGACCACTAGCTTCAGATAATTTATTTAAAACACTCAATAGTACACCAGTAAGGGCACTAAACAACTCAATAGGATCCATTTCTAACACCATTTGATAAGCAATATCTTCTTGTTCAGTGGTGATAGCGGTAAGCAATGCTACTACTTTAGCAATGTTATCTGAAGTGGAGTCCATTACTTTTCCAGAGATGCTTTTAAGAACCATGACCATTTTTGGTGCATGTCAATGCGCTCAGCAATAAAATTAGCAACACCTTGTTCGTTAGCATCGTTAGCTACTTTGAATGCATCCTTGATATGATCAATATATTGTTCATTCATATCATAAAACTTTTTTGTTAGTTCTAAAGCGTTCTTACTGACAAGATCAGTTTCATCAATGCTACTTAGATCAGCCAATTGGCTCATAACAAATGGTGTATTGCTACCAAGTTTGCGTATATTTTCTGCAATAGGATCAATATGCTCATAAATATCATCTACTATTTCATCAAAAAATTTGTGATATTCATAGAAGTCGCTACCAGTTACATTCCAATGAAATCCATGGATAGTGTGGTAAAGAACATATGCTTCAGCAAGCATTTTTTTGAGTACACCAACAAGACTGGTATCAGCAGATACCTCTTGCTTGGTGTCATCTTCTACGGCTCCAACAAGTCGGAAACCAAACAAACTGTCTTTCATATTACAGCCAGTTTATATTATCTCCAAAGGAGTCGTCCAGGGCTTCTTTAACAAAGTTGCTGGACAGCTTCTTGGCACTAGCACTCTTCATAGTGCGAAAGCTAGAAATATCGTTTTTAGCACGACGGCATATTTCTGCATTATCTACAAAGTTATCAATGATAGCAGCACGCTTGATAACATCAAGGATTGGTAGTGTCTTTTGTTCTACGTAGTAGACAGCAGCTTCACGAGTATTAAGTTGACTCTTGAGCAAATGATGGTTTTGGTCTTCAACCCAAACCTCAGCACCAGCAGTTACAAAACTAATCCAGTCATTGTCTTCGTATTCTTCTTGAATCTTGGAAGCTGTTCTATACAGAAAACTACCATCATCTTCACCCAAATCACTGGTTCCAGCGCTGCTAACACGGTATTCTCTAGCAATTGTTCCGCCAGGAAGGCTATTAAGGTAATCTTCAACGTCAAAGTCAACGTATTCACTTGCAAGCTTTTCCAATTGTTCTTTTTCAGTTGACAGCTGAGTGATTGTGTTGGAGTAGCGCTCTAGTTCACGATCGCTTAAGTTAGGAGTGCTAGCAGCCATCCGTGCACGGCCCAAAAGGTCTTGAAGCCTGTCAAGGCGTAAAAGGATGCTTTCTGACGTACCATTGAACCAAGTGCTGTCATTTGCCGCAGTCTTGATTTCGTTTTCAAAGTTTTCGTATGACATAATGAAATCTTTCTATTTCCTAGTTACTAATACAACTAACGATCTGTTTTACATTCACCTTCATGTATTGTTCCACAACTTGTACACATTGGTTTTCCCATAATTGGTGAAATATCTTTATTGTTTCTAGTCATATCTTCTTGTATTAATGTTGCTAATCTTTTGCTAGCAAGCTGGCTTGTGCCACTAAGCCCTGAGTTTTGTATGCCACTTGGTGCTGTTACAGCAACGGGGCTATCGGCACGTGGCAATCCCTTTCTAGCGGTATCAACTGGGTTGCTTCCAACGCTGCGCAATGTGACAGGAGCGGCCTTTGCTTCTGTAGCAGTATCAATCCCTACAAGGTTGGAACCAGCAGGATCAAGGCTAAATATTGTGGCATTTACAATGGTAGATGCTTTTTTCTTGTGTTGTGAGACCCAAGCAGCATTCTTAGCCTTTTCATAAGCTCTTTTTTTGGTCTCTTCATTGCCTGGTTCATACAAATGGCACTTGGACTTTGGCCCTGGGCCCTTGAATCCTGGCCTTGGGTCTTCTGATGGTCCACTGCACTCTTTGACACCATCATCGCCAGCAGCTGTAAATACAAAGCCCAGTGAAGCACTAACAACAATGCGTCGACAGTTTAAACAAAAGGTTTCTTCACCAGCACTACCAATTTTAGTAAGCAAACGACCGCTATCACAAACTGGGCAATTATTCATTGTATTATACCTCAAAGAACTTTTCTATTACGTCAATTGGAAATGGCAATTTGTTTGCTACAGCAGCCCGTCCTTGACCATCTGTCAATTGAATGGGTCCACGATCAAATTCACCAGGAGTTAGGTGATGATCATAACTGCGTGGAATACCATTGCTATTTGGCTTGATATCGTACAAATTTTGTCTTACACTCTGTTGTGGCGTTTTATTAAAAAACTTATATTGTTCATAGCCATTGTAATAGTCATCACTGAGCAGAGCAAGGTCCTCATCCAGTTCCTGACCATTCATAGCATCATTGTAGCCACGATTGTAGTTATCGCTGTCAGTAGCGATCTTGCTGTTAAACAATTTAACATAGTCATCGGTGCTTGCCAATCTAACAGATTGCACTTTGATAATTTCTTTTCCACCAACTTCATCAGCAACTGTTCCGCCTTCTACACGAGAAAAGTTACCATCTTGACTGCCATGATCAACATTAGGGCGTTTGCAACCACAATCGGTACATGCAGTAATGCCCAAAGACTTAGGAAAGTAGTGGCTTTCGCAGTGATTGCAAAATGGTTGACCATTTTCCATTATATATGCTATTCTTTGTTGTAAACTCATTTTACTTGCTCCAATCAGTGTTGATAATGAACCTGGACTAACACTAGCAAGCCCTTCATTTTTAACAGCAGGTGGTTCTTTTTTTAAATCGATCTTACCAGTTCCAGTTGGTGCTGTTATTTCTGTTGCGTTTTCATCTTGATTGCCCATGTCAGCAAGTCTACGTATACTAGCTAACAATTGTTTTGATGGTATGCGACTAGTTCCTGGTATGCCAAACGTGTTTTCTTCTTCAATGGTATCAAGGTCGGCATCCATCCCATGATTTCCATTTGGTGTATCAGCTGTGCGTTTCATCATTTACTAGAGCGTTCTACGAACACTTTTAGTTATTGCCAACTGGTTAAACTAGCTTTAATATCATTTGGATGCAAACCAAATTGTTCTACAAGATCCAAAATCTTGTCTTGTTTTGCTCCAGTTGTACCTTGTGAAATGTTAAGAGCAGCACCAGTACCAGTGTAAGCCGGGCCAGTTACTGCTTGTCCCGTAGCACTATTTGACGTATCAACTGGGGCAGCTGCATACGATGTTGGAGCGGGTGGTGGAGCGGGTGGAGTTGGAATTTCTGGCATGGTTGGCATATTATTTTGCGTATACGCTGTGCTTGCAGCAATATCTACTGCTGGGTTTGTTGCTACGTTTTTAACTGTTTGCACAGCTTTGGTATCATATATATCTTTAACTTTTTGCGCAGGAGCGCTGTTTGTTATTTTATCTTTTAATAGTTGTATTCTACCACTAGAACTGGCTGCTGTATCTTCTGCTGCTGTGGCTGCTGTGTCGGCTGCTGCTGCACCTGCTGTGTCGGCTGCTGCTGCAGCGCCTGCTGTTTCTGCTGCTGCTGCACCTGCACCTGCTGTTTCGGCCACTGTTGTAGCTGCAACATCAGCGGCAAGCCCTGCACCAATACCAGCATCAGCAATCAAACCAACACCAGTCAATGCTAGCGCACCCATACCAACGCCCAAAGCAATTTCTCCTGCGTGATCTTTAGCAAAATTCCATGTTGATTTAGCAGCATTGTCAACAGTCTTGTTGATTCCTTTTATATCTTTAACACCTTCGCTAATAGTTTTTCCAACATCCTTGCCAAGTTGGCCAAAGTTTCCAGTGGCTACGTCCTTAAAGTCTTTGCCAATGTCCTTTGTAATTCCCCAGCTTGCTGGATTGTACCAACTGCCCAAGCGTGGATCTAAACTTTCTTCCCATGCTTCACTGCGATCTGGTAAACTCATTATAATTTCTCCAAGTCTGTCATTAGTTCAGCAAAACGCATCTTCCCGTACTCACCATGCGTTACAATCTCTGGGGTTATAAGAGCCCAGCTTTCTTCCATATAACTGCGCAACCATTGCCAGGTAACAGCTTGAACACGTCCCCATGTAATGCAATATGCATGATCTGCATCGTATCCAACGAGTATCACGCAGTGACCACCTTCAATCTGTTGATCGGCTGGGGTCCCAGTAAGATCCCAAGGTTGACCTGAAACAAATTGTTGTTGAAAGGTTACAGGAAGCCTTACACCAATATAGATCAATCCATAGCTTGCTATAACACTTTTTAATTCATCAAAATCAGCATGATCAGTTGGAGCAAATGCTGCCAGCTTGCTGCCAAAGAGATCATTGTTTTGCCAGTACTTTAAAAGTTCGGCTTCTACTGCTCCACAATCTTGACCATTGGTATATGCCAAATAGGCAGCAACCACTTCTTCATCAGTGGGAAAGGTCTCTGTAAGTTCAAGCGCAGCTGCATTGGCCATGCGAGCGTGAACAATACCAGCAAAGGTACAATCACCATATTTGTCATTGGCTAACATTCCCCAATCACTAACGCTTGGTACATTTACTTTGTCAGGAGCAACTGGCAGTGGGTTGCTCTGATAGAAAGCAAGCATGCGCAAGCCCTCTGGCCTCTTTGGTGCTAGCTTACCTAATTTACCTACAATGCGATCAGTCATCGTCATCTTCTTTCCATCGCAAGTAAGATTTTATGTATGCTGCGCTGTAAAGTGTGACTGCAAGCAAGAATCCGTACTGATGTGTTGTCACTGCGTAAATGGTCCACAACATTTCGCTGATCATTAGCACATACCAGCCATATGTTTTCTTTTTTCCTACAACATAGATTCCACCAGCACCTATAAATGCAAGAACCCAGCTCCAAATCCACATATTAACGATCAGATCGCTTGCTCGGGTGTGGAATTGTGTTTCTATACTCTAAATTTAGGTAATCATCTCCATGATTGCGTTTTTTTCTTGCTTTTAAACGAAATTTTGGCTTTGTTAGATGTGCTTTTGTTAAATCAAGCATATTATTCATGTATTTTATTTACTTTCAGTGTTAAATCGTGATTTTCATTGTAACTTAGTGTTGCTGAGGAGCCAAGGAGCAATTTTACAAGATCATGGCACTCAAAAATTGTAATTTGCTGAGAAAATACAGTATTATCGCCAGCATCTTTACTGGTATCACTAATAATTAGTGAACAAACAAGAGCATTTTGGTCAGTATTTGCCTTAAATGCATTTTGTTGTGTAGAATAATCTTGTTTTTTGACTGATTGATAGTGTTTTTTAACAATACAACCCAAACAAGAACAACCTTTTTTCATTGGATTCCTTAAATATTAAATATATAGGAGATTTTTTTCTGTGTCAAGTGCTTTAATGTTACATTCTTATTATTATTTACCTTTTGGTGTATAATTACCACGGTATCGTTTTCTAAGTTCATCTATATCCGATTGAATTCCAGAAATATCTTGTCCAGGACCAATATTACTCAGCAGATTGACCTGAGCTAAAAACTCAGGTGTGGCTTTTTCCATACCACTAATAGCCAACGCATCTGGATAGGTTGCACCCTGTGTCCTTCTTTGTTGCGCAATTCCAAGCGCTTTCATAGTTGCCTGAGCTCCACCTGTGTCCCAATCAAGATTCCCAGCGGCTATGCCGGTTCGTGGAGCAAGAGCACTAAGATCAAGGCCAGTGATGCTCTTTTTTCTTAACAAAACACCTCCAACAATGTTAGCAAGCAATGGATCGTGATCATCACGTCTACTATCCATCACTCGCATCTTGTGCTGTTGGTCAAACAACAGACTACGACTTGTTTGGCTGGCAGCGTTTAATGTCATTGGTGAAAGGTCAAGGCCAAAGCGAACATCTGGAATGCTATCCCAAAGATGTTGGTAGTACGCATCTCTATCGGGATTGCCAGTTTTTCGCAATCTGATACCAGGTGAACGACGCACATTGCCAAGCACCTGTTCAACTGCATGATGAAGGGGCACTGGGTATTTTAATTGTTGTATTGGTGAATCGAAATCAAAGGGTTCCCAACCAAGGGCCTTTCCGCCCTTGCCAAGTTCTTCTTTGGGTTCAGCTGCTTGGCTGACAACACCAAGTCCAGCTATCAAACTTTGCATGTGTTCTTCATCGCATTGACCACTGCTTATGTGTCTATGCAATAGATCATGCACCCAACTATGCACCTGGCCAAGCTGTGTGTGCGGCCACACAATCATTTCGCCAAAGCCTGGGTAGTCCATGTGACCAGCGGCAAAGGTCTTTCCATTTTCAATATGAGTTGGCAGTTCAGGATCTCTAAAAAAATGGTCCATTGTAAGATTAATGCCGGTATAAAGGCCTTCGCCAATTCCAGATTCTTCCTCTGATGTGTATTCTAATGGTATTTGAGAAAATTCATGCAATGATCGTGATCGTACAAGACGACTAGCCCTAGGATCTATTGTTATAGTGCTGTCCTCTGTTGCTCTGTTGCCTTCTCTTATCGGTTCAATTTTAATACCAGCAAGCTCTTGTGCAATAGGACTAACCTTGCTGGGATCATTGTCAATTGCACCAAGGTAAAGTCTAGCTATATGACCAGCAACTCTGTCTGAAACTGTATCAGGATGTATTGCTGAGCCAGCAATACCCATACTACTGCCATTGTGTATAGTTCTTATACTATCAATAGGTTGCCCTATTACACTCTTAAGAACAGGGTCAGTAGAGTCATCCGCTGCTGATAGTTTATGAGTCTTGCTATTAAATTTATTCATAATAGCATTCTAATCTTTGGGCTCATCAATCATCCAGGTGGTTTCCTCTTCTGGAGTTTCATCAGGCAATAGACTCAAACGATTTTCATCCAGCTGTCTTATAATACCAAGATCAAGATTGATTGGCCCGGTAAAATCATTGCCTATGCTTCTATCTGAAGTCAGATTGTTGTCAGCTCGAGTGGTTGGAATGGCTCTGCGCAATCTATCCAGTGGATTCTTGCCAGTGGCAGCACCAGGATGACGAATTCGCATGTAGAGTTCACTGATCAAGTGACCGATTGTATCGCAGTGCATGCAGCTTTGACCGGGAGTGTGATTGTGATTGCCTTCACTGTAAGCAACCTTTAAAAAATTATAGTATTCCATATATACTCCTACAATAAAAGCGTTTGTTTACTTGCCATTTGCGTATAAGTTAGCGAGCCACGCGCCCCCATGCAGCCAGGCCTTGAAAAAATTTTACAATCTACAATGATTGCAAGCCTTTGCTATTGATTTTTCATCATTGTGTTGTAGCCCAGTCCCTTGGCCATTCCACTGAGCATCATGCTAATTGGATGATCTGGGTAGTTGCGCAGTGCATGCCAGGCATACGCATGATACTTCATGGCCATAGCGTGCATATCACGCAACTGCTGGTCAAGCTTTGGCCTTTGCAGTTCAGCATTGTGAATGTCAAAGAGTTCACTGTGCTGATCTAGAAGCGCATTGATATCAGGAAGCTCTTCAAAGATTTCATCGGGATGCTCTTGCGCTCTGCTCACTGGTGGCAGTGGTGTTATATCGCGACCCGAATTAAAGTCATAGATCCTGCCATTGGAATACCGAGCACTCAAACTGTTAGTGTGCACATTCCAACTCATTGCTGTTCTATTAGCCTTTTCAAGGCATCCAGGCCCATTCGTGCACTTTGTGCATGCTCAGCATGCGTTGCGGCCTCGGTGTGCAGGCCTTGTGCTGCAAGCTGTTTGGACAGAGTGCGATAGTTGAATTCTACTCTTTCAAGAGCTTCTAATGTGTCGTTAATGCTGGGCTGCGGTGCACTGGCACGGTGTTCCATGCTCTTGTGCACCTGTGCCTTGCTGGCGCAATCGCTTTCGCTGGTGCAGGGCTCCTGGCCCATGCTGCGATGCCAATCATCGTGGCCACGGTCATGGCGCAAGATGGTTGGTAGACTTTCACCGGTGCCCAGCAGTCGAGAGGCCATATCCTTTAGCTCTGTGATTTCCATTAGAATTTGTTGTTCCAACAGTTCACTGGCTATTTTGAGTTGTCGCCTGCTAGTGATATAGTCGCTCATAACTGCGTTCCTTCTTTTGGATTGTATATACTATGGTGCTTTACAGTGTAAATTACAGTGCCGCGCCAGACCAGACACTTGGCCCGAATTTTTTGCAAGGTCAAACTAGCTTATACTTGATTGGCCACATAACTTTTAACTCTATTAAGTACGTATCGGTGGTTGTCGGGATGGTGCAAATCATCTTGATTGGGAAAAACTATTGGTTCTTCCTCAAAGTGCTGTTGTAATGCTTCATTAGCCTGGCTTTCCCATTCAGTTCTTGTGGATTCGTTTTCAAACATGTAGGCATTGTTGGGTATAAATCTTGAATTATTACCTATAAGTGTCATAATTTGACCAAGATTACCAATTGGCCTGTTCAATAAATGCATTTGAGCACTATAATTATTTTGACCACTATAATTATTAAACATGCTAACTGGATTCATTTTAATTTCACTGCTAGTAGTGGGAACAATACGATTTAGTGTTTGTTCGTCCATTTCAGCAGCATAACGTAGATTCCAATTTTTCATGATTGTATTCCTTAAATGTGTAGAAGTGATCCGTCTTCTTCAAACTAGCTTATACTTGTTTGGCTATCCAACTTTTAACTCTATGAAGTATGTGTTGGTGATTATCAGGATGGTGCCTATCATCTTGATTGGGCAAAACTATTGGTTCTTCCAAAAAGTGCTGGTATAATGCTTCAGTAGCGTGTTCGCCCCATCCAGTTGGTTCTGTGGATTCGTTTTCATACATGTAGGCACGGTGGTGTATAAGTTTTGGGTACTTACCTACAACTGTAATAATATGATCAAGATTACCAACTGGTTTGTGCAGTACATGCTTTTGAACACTACGACTATATGGATTCATTCTAATTTCACTGCTAGTAGTTGGGATAAGACGATTTAGTGTTTGTTCATCCATTTCACTGGCATAACGTAGATTCCAATCTTTCATTGTATTCCTTTTATCTGAACATTTTTTTCCAACAAGGATCACAAGTTCCTGAGATGAATAGCTCACGTACACCTACAGGATGGTGAGGAAGGATATCCTGAATGAGGGGGCGTTGCGCTCTGGGCAATTGTAATTGTCGTTGTTGTTCTGGGCTAACGGAAATGTTTTGGTCTACGTTACACGTTCTGCATGGAATGGTCATTATGTGTTGTTCGGGATTCGTTGCTTCACCAAATTCGCCTTCGTCCATTGCATATCTTTGTTGCCAGTGATCTTTTCCTGAATTTAGTTTGTCAGTTTTATCAGCACGACGTGCATTAGCACCAACACCGATAGTAGTTGGTATAATTGTTTCAATAGTTTCAGGAACATCTACTTCTAATGGTTCTTCATCGTGCTCATGAGAAGACTTGCCAAATGGCTGGTTTTTATGAAGCATTGTGTGGGTTCTCAAAGGGCTTTTGATATATTTTAATATACCCTGAATTGATTCTTCACGACTCAAACCGGACTGGGACATCATTTCTCTTATTATTTCTTCATGGTGCCCGCTGCTTAAAACGTGAGTCGCTGCTTCCTGCTCAGTCATCGGCCATGGGTGTAGGTCATCATGAGCGTATTTAACAGCTCCTGGAAGTTGCCAGTTTATTCTACTGCCAGTATGAGGTTCGCCATTAAACGTAATTTTCATGTCTTTCCATTCTTCATCTGTAAATGATGGGATACTATCTATCTCTTGACGAGCTGAGTCTGAGTCAAACGGTTCGACGCCAACCCCCAAGTGTCCCGCGCCACCCAGCTCTTTGAATAAATGTTCCTTACAAATGGGATGGCCATCTGCTCCAGTTGCATAAGCAGGATTACCACATCCGCAAATTTCATTTGATATGTTTGTGACCTGGGGACTTTCCCTATAAGCTTCCGGGTGAATTTGCCTCGTATAACTACGGATCATATTTTGAATGTACTCTGGTCTGTATATCTCGTCTATGTGAGCTGCGACTTCTGGGAAAAATGAATCGGGATCGTACTCAGCACCGTTGAGGACATGTTTCGCATCACCGTTGAGGAATTCAGAATGGTGATCTCTGACGTGCTTTGCAAATTCCGAGAATGTTTTATATTCATCAGAGTGTGCAACCTTACGCTGCCACATGTCTGGGATCCAATTTTTCATTGTATTCCTTTTATAAAGTTCTATATACTACTGCAATCCAGATACACCGTTAAAACCCAGTAGTTCTGGAAAGTGCCCCAGGGCCCCCGCCGTTTTTTTTAAAGCGACCTTCCTTGCTAGAAATAGAGTTTCTGCTGATTGCCCCCCCCCTCTTAAAAGATCAATGTTTCTGGAAGTGCTCGAGGGGGTCTTGCGGTTTTAAGCCTTAGGTATGGTCGAGCGCTTCACTACAAAAAAGATTATGAACTTGTAGGGGAATGTGTGCTTGACATGCAAGAGAACCTTGTGCCGTTGCTTCGACAGCGGGCAAGAGAGAGGAGGTGATCATGAATACACTAGATAAAGATAGGCTCGATGCTGCTTGGGTTAAGTTCAAAGCTGCTGATGCTAAGTGCTCAGCTGCTTGGGCTGAGTACAAAGCTGCTGATGCTAAGTTCTCAGCTACTTGGGCTAAGTTCGATGCTGATTATGCTGAGGTCGATGCTGCTGAGGATAAGTACCTAGCTGCTAAGGCTAAGTACGAAGCTGCTTGTGATGAGTGCGATGCTGCTTGGGCTGAGCTCAAAGCTATTCGAGCTGAGCTCGGAGCCCGCGCCTGGTCCTAGCTGTTGATTTGTTCCTACTAACAAGGAGAGGAGGTGAATATGGATACGCTAGATGAAGACAAGATCGATGCTGCTCGGGTTAAGTACTTTGCTGCTTGTGATGAGCTCGAAGCTGCTTGTGATGAGCTCGATGCTTGGGCTGAGTACGACGATACTGATGCTGAGGTCTTAGCTGCTGTGGCTAAGCGCAATGATGCTTGGGCTAAGTGCGAAGCTGCTAAGGCTGAGTACGAGTACGCAGCTATAATGTGGTCCCCCCTTCATCAGGGGAAGTAGTTGAGGTGGTTTGATTCCACCCTGGGGAGCTACGTCATAAGACGTACCAAACAAAGAGAGGAGGTGAATATGATTAAACGAGTTAAAGACAAACTCAAAGCTGCTAAGGCTAAGTCTGTTGAGGCTAAGTACGATGCTACTGAGGCTAAGTGCATAGCTGCTCATGCTGAGTACAGAGTTGCTTGGGATGAGTACTTAGATGCTAAGGCTAAGTTCAAATCTGCTGAGGATAAGCTCGATGCTGCTGAGGCTAAGTGCATAGCTGCTCGTGCTGAGTACAGAGATGCTGAGCTCGAGTACGTAGCTACAGAGTAGTTCAAAACATCCTCAACGGTTGAAAAACTGGATAGTTAGAGAAGGGAGGTGAATATGATAAAGACAACAACATTGTGCGCATGGCAATCTGCCAAGTGTCTCAGCGAAGCTGAGCACACAGTTGGTGACAACAAGTACTGCTTGATGCACTCATACGAGCAACGCAATCTCGTCTGGCGTTGGGTTAATGCTTCGATGCTTGCAGAGATTGCTCAAGAGCGTCGTGACAAGCGTCTTGCTCGGCTTGAACGTGAGCGACAAGCAATGCGTGATGCACTCGTACAAGTTACTCAGAGTGCTTTTGAAGTCAAGCAAGTGCGCGATTTTGATGCATTGACTGTTGAAATGGACTGTGGTATTTAGTTCATAGTGCTGTGCTCTATTCATTACTAGGAAACCTCATGCTATCACTTCGATGATAGGTGAGTCAAAGGAGGTGAAATGAAAAAGAGCAAGAAGAAGAAGAAGCAACTGGTCAAGGTACAGTTCGCACCTCGATACGCTGTCAAGTCTTGGAAGACAACTTACGTTGTTCTCGAAGACGGGTTTGCATTCGATGAGCGACCGACACTGGCTGCTGCTGAGAACCAAGCTTACCGCCTTAACCTGCGTGACCTTGGATACCGTTACATTGTATTCGCTGCTGAAGTTGAGCGCGAAGCCATGCTGACATTGTAGTACCCCTGATGTTTCCATCCACCCCTCTAGATACTCCCAATCACTGGTCGGTCGAGGCCAGGGTTGGAGAAGGAGGTGAATTATGAGTAAGACCCGTCGTCGTCAATCACCACGGGAGCTTGACCTTGATCGGATTCTCGACAGCGTCCGCTCCACTGGTGACAGTGTTCGTCAGATGCGTACCATTGATGGTGTAACTATCAACGGACGTGTTGTTGAGGTCAAGACAGACCGTGAGTACACCGGAGCTGTAGGACCAGCCAACGAACACATTGCCAAGACAGGATCACGAGCAGGGCAACCCAAGGCAGCATTCAACAGTGCCAAGGAAGCCTTGATCGTTGCATCCCATCACGGCAACCACAACCCAGACTCTGCATACAAGTGCAGCATCTGCAACAAGTGGCACCTGGGATAGGTTTCCCAACAAAAACGGTATGGGCTCCACCGAACAATAACGGGCCCACTCACAACAATCTACTAGGAGGTAGACAATGGATACCATATCCAAGCGGCGTGCAGCTGCAGTTGCAGTTAACTTTATTCACCGAGCTGGTGAAGGGTTTTATCACGACTCAAATGACAAACTCAAGCCCGGTTCTGTAATTGACTACATCACAGAGAAGACTCTCTGGGAAGTCAAGAAAAACGGCAACGAGCCCGTGCGCACCCAGCTCAAGATCATCAGTGCTGGCAAATTCTATCGCGATAATACGACCTCGTACAAAGTTAAGTTACGCTACGTCTTTCCCACCAGCTGTTCACGTTGGCGTTACAACAAGATGATACAAGGTCGTCGTAGCGACTACGTTCTCATACACTTACACTCAGACAATAGCTTTCGTATTGTATTTGCCATTAAAGATGCGTTCATTGGAGGAACAACAACAATTGCTCTGTTGGATTCAAAGATCATGGAATACATGCATAAGTACATTGAGCATCAGAAAGAGCTTGATGACAAGGCTGAGCAACTTTGCCTTGAGCAGGCTCGTCTCAACAGGCCTGTCGGTTCAGTGGTCAAACGTATCAAGATGCCCAACGGGCAGTACTACAAGATCACCATTGAATACAACTGTGATGGTGCTCCTAT